CTTGAATACTTTAACAAAATCACGAAAGGTGGTCTCCCTAACAAAACTCTTAACATCGCTCTTGCTGGTACGGGTGTCGGGAAATCTCTATTCATGTGCCATGTGGCTAGCTCCGTCTTGCTCCAAGGACGGAACGTTCTGTACATTACGTTGGAAATGGCAGAAGAACGCATTGCTGAAAGAATTGACGCAAATCTTTTAAATGTCCCTATTCAAGATATTGTAGATCTTCCAAAGCAGATGTTTGAAAACAAGGTTACAAACCTTGCTAAAAAAACTCAAGGAACACTTATAATTAAAGAATATCCTACAGCGTCTGCACATGCAGGTCATTTTAAGTCATTGCTTAATGAACTTGCACTTAAGAAGTCATTTAGACCCGATATTATTTTTATCGATTATCTTAATATCTGTTCCTCTTCCAGGTTTAAAGGTGGTAGCAATGTAAATTCTTATACATTGGTCAAGTCAATTGCAGAAGAACTTCGTGGTCTTGCTGTAGAGTTTAATGTTCCAATTGTGAGTGCTACTCAGACAACTCGTTCTGGTTATGGATCTTCTGATGTGGAACTGACTGATACTTCAGAGAGTTTTGGTCTTCCTGCCACTGCTGATCTTATGTTTGCTCTTATTTCTACAGAAGAACTTGAAGGACTTGGACAGATTCTTGTAAAACAACTTAAGAATCGCTATAATGATCCAACAATTTTCAAACGTTTTGTTGTTGGTATTGACCGTGCAAAAATGAGACTTTATGATTGTGAACAGTCAGCTCAAAACGACATCCTTGACAACGGCAAGGAAGGGGAGTATGATTATCACGAAGAGAACAAACCTAAAAAATTATTTGAAGGATTTAAATTCTAATATGACACAAGTTATTGATACAAACAAATATATTGAATTTGTTCGGCAAACTACCAGTCCTGCAAGTAGTGATTATGCCCAACTACTTGCACGTATGACTGAACTTGAAGCAACCCATGATGCTGATGTTCCACGTCTACTAACTGCTGCTCTTGGTATGAGTGCAGAAGCAGGAGAGTTTACTGAAGTTGTAAAAAAGATTTTCCTACAAGGTAAACCTTATAATGAGGAAAATACTTTTCACCTAAAGCGTGAACTTGGAGATATTTGTTGGTATCTCGCTCAAGCATGTATGGCACTTGATACCAATTTTGAAGAAGTTCTTGAAATGAATTATGAGAAATTGAGTGCTCGTTATCCTGAAGGTGCATTTGATGTTTATCGTTCTGAAAATCGTGTAGAAGGAGACCTATGACTAAAGAAACCCAAGTGATAATTAAAATGGATGCTCGTGCAGCAGCCGCAGTTCGTCAAGTTTTGTTTGATGCTCAAAAAGGATATACTTATGATGAAGTAAGTGTTCCTCCTCGTGTTTCTGATATTCGCTCAGTGATTCAAGATATCGATTCCAATCTTGGTGCTGTTCTTGGTATTTGACCCTTCGGGGTCTTTTTTTTTATAAATAACTAAAAAAGTAATTGTAAAAAATGGACATCAAAGAACTACGCGGTTTGATGGAAGCATATTCTGAAGTTTATACTCCTCAAGAAGAAGTGCAAGAAGGTATAAAGAAAATCTACCATAAGGTTGCTGCCAAACATCATGAACGTCAAGCTGACAAAGCATTTGAAAAGGGTGATAGTGAAAAGTTTGAGCGTCACAACACAAGATCTATGGTCCATAGATTAGATGCTGGAGAGAAAATCAAGCAAGTTAAGAATCCAGAAAAGTTTAGAGAATACGAAAAAAATCTAAGAACTAAAAAAGAAGAATTTGAGATTGAAGAAGTAGAACAGATTGATGAAATCTCTGCTGGTCTTGCAGGTAAGGTTGTTAATGCAAGAATTGCCGCTACTGGTGCTGCAAGTGATAGAGCATACAAGCATCGTAATCCTGAAGCGATGAGAGCAGCCGAGACTGCTGCTGGTAAAGAAGGTAGAGCAAGAAAACTTGCTGCTGGAGTGAGAAAAAGAAGAGCAGCAAATGAGGAAGTAGATATCTTTGATATTGTTCTTGAGTTCCTCCAAGCAGAAGGATATGCAGAAACTCTGGAAGAAGCAGAGTGGATTATGGCTAATGAACTAGATTCTGAAGATATTGAAGAAATCCTTGAGGCAGAAGGTTCTTACGGACAGACTCCTAAAGCAAGAACAGCAATGGGTAAACTTGTTATTGATAGAATGCGTAAACCCGCAAGTGAGTATTCACAAAGGGGTGAGAAAACCAAAAAACTAAAGGCAGCAGAAAAGCAAACTAGAAGACAGGACACTCTTTCTAGAGGTCTTTCTGGTGGTAAGAAATCTTCTAGACCTTGGGGTCCAAGAGGTAAAATGGATGCCGATGATAGAGCAGAGGCAAGAGCTAAGGCTGTAGAGTATGGTGAGGGTGGAACCTATGGTGCTGGTAGTGTAACCAAGAACCCCAAGAAACTCCGTAAGCAAAAAGCAATGGGTGAGCACGACTGATAAATAAATCGGAAGGTTGCTCTAACCCTCTTGACTTTTAGTTGAGAGGGTTTTATAATATCTATATTCGGGGAATTAGCTCAGTCTGGTAGAGCGCCTGCTTTGCAAGCAGGATGTCAGCGGTTCGAGTCCGCTATTCTCCATTTCTAAATACTTGAAAGAGTATTTTATCCGATGGCCACCAGTGCTACAGAAACTGCCAAACAGGAAAATGGTTCAAGAGTTTTTTTTGAATCTGTAATTGAAACTGGCAAAGAACCTTCTGATGCAGTTATGTTAAAAGTTTATGATGGTTATAATGCAGAGTGGAAAGAGACTTATAGAAAACAAGCATCCGCTTTAAAAAAATTTCTAGGATCTAATAAGGGATATGAATATTCTAGAGATTCTGGAATAATGCCTTATATTGAAGGTATAGCTAAAAAAGATTGTGGAGTTTCCGTCAAAGATAGATGGAATCCTATGGATATTGTTATGGTTAAAAAAAATATGAAGAAGACGATTGAGGGAACAATAAAGGAACTTACAAATATTGATGGAATTAGTAAACAAGCAAATCTTTCTCTTTTGAATACTTATATGAAAGAGGCGTTAGAAGATAAGATACTAATTGGGGTTTCTCTGAAGGCAATATCAAAGAACAAAAAAGTTGCCAGTGTTGAATTGGCAAATATGGGTGGCGATAAAACAGGTAGAGTTGATATTGATCTTATTCCTGGTTCTTTAAAATGCACTCTTACTCTTGGGAAAAAGCAAAATTATTTGTTTGATACTGGAGAACTTGGATTTGATTTAAAAACGGAATCTGGTGGTCAAATACATGGACAATCTAGAAACTTTCAATACTCTCAAGCAAGAAATGTAGTTCAAACTGATTTAACTCCAAAAGGAAAAGATGCTGGAGCAAAACTTGGGAAGGTTTCCAGTGTTGCGATGGATAAGTTTTTTTCAGATCTTGGAATGACAAGACCATCATCTGCAACCAAACATCCACATATTCCTGCTGTAGGAAAATGGAATGATACCGATAAAAAATATTGGATAGATTTATATGATAAACTTAAAAGCAATCCTATGGTAGATTTTGGTGAAGTTTCAGTATATCAGGATGGTAAAAAAATCGGAGATACTTTTGAGGATGTTTTGGAAAATGCAATCATATATGAAACAAACACAAGTGATAGAAGTTCTGCTGGAAGATTTTCTTCAAAACTTATTGCCATGGAATGGGCCAATACTTGGGTTGAGATTGGAAAGAAAAAGAAAATGAAAGAATGGTGCAGAGTTTTGTACTATGGTGCAAAAAAAGAGTTTGGATCAGCAAATGGTCCATTTCTAAAGATATATTAAACAAATAAATATAAGTATATCAAAAAGCAATATGAAAAGTTTTCTCAATTTTCTAACTGAAGCAAAAGAATCGCAAGCAGCAATGCAAGCGAAAAAACTTGGATATACTGGAGACGGTCATGGTGGATGGTTAGATCGTTCTGGTAAACTTGTTGCGAGAACTGATAAAGGAAAACTTAAGTATATTGATAGTCGTCAACCAAAAGGTGCAGAACAACCTGCAGCAGGAAGACAACCCACTGGCGCTGCACCAACTACACAACAACCTCAAGCAACACAAGCACCTGCACCACAACCTCAAGCAGCACCTGGACAAGCACCTGAAGAGCAACCTGCAGAAGAACTTCCACCTCTCACTGTTGTATTTGGTCGCTTTAATCCACCAACAGTGGGGCATGAAAAACTTCTCAAGTCGGCAAAGAGAATTGCCACTGGTGGAGATATTAAGATTTATCCATCAAGATCTCAGGATCCGAAGAAAAATCCCTTAGATCCCGATACAAAAGTTTCTTATATGAAGAAAATGTTTCCTGAATTTGAGGAGAGTATTATTAATGATGAAGAAATGAAAACCATTTTCAATGTTCTCATCACTGCAAATAAGGATGGATATACTGATGTAAATATCGTTGTTGGTTCTGATAGGCAAGCAGAGTTTGAAAATCTTGCACAAAAGTATAATGGAGACCTTTATACTTTTGACCAAATTCGTGTAATTTCTGCTGGTGTCCGTGATGCTGATGCAGAAGGTGTTGAAGGAATGTCTGCATCTAAGATGAGAAAATCGGTAATGGATGATGACTTTGCATCATTCCGTAGAGGAACTCCAAAGACACTTGATGATGGACAAGCACAAGCACTCTTTAATGCAGTCCGCCAAGGAATGGGTGTAAAGAAAGCAAAAGTTAAAAAAGAAAGTTTTTCATTATGGGAGATTGCTCCAAAATATGATATGAAAAATCTTCGCGAGAATTATATAAGAGGAAGAATTTTTAGAATTGGTGATAGAGTGCAAAACTTAAACACTGGTCTTATTGGCGAAGTGATGCGTAGGGGAACTAATCATCTTATCTGTGTAACTGAAGAAGGATATATGTTTAAGTCTTGGATTAAGGACTTGATGGAATATACTGAAGTCAAAATGGATAGAATGTATAGAACTCCCGGAAAACCAAATACTCTTGCTGGAACTAGGGGATATCTTAAGTATGCAGTTATGCAAACTCCTGCGTCTACCTTAGGAAAAGAAAATCTTCAACACGGCGGCAAGGCATTCTTGAATTTCATAAATAAGTATAGAAAAGTTAAGTAAGTTCTTAATTGAGATGCCTACAAATCCTATAAATGATATCTCCAGAATTTATCTGGAACAGGTTGCATCTGTTGAAGAAGGTGTAAGACCAGGAAATATTGAAACTCCTCTTGATAAAGCAGCGTTCAAAAAGCGCAGAAGAAGTCTTGCTGGAAAAGAGAAAAGTGCTGAAGCTAGAGGTAGAGGACACGAAGGTAAAGAATGGTATAACAGTGGTAGAACATATTCTCCAGATGAAGCAAAGAGAATGCGTTCAAAACTGGATGATCAAGAAAGAAGTACAAGACATCGTAGTGCTGTAGACCCTGAGGGTGATGATAGTAACTACTCTGCAGATAAAACTAAGAATCTAAAGAAACTCCGTAAGCAAAAAGCAATGGGAGAATCTGCAGTTCCTGGAAAACCTGCAGAAAGAGTTGGTGCTCTAACCGATATTGATATTTCACAATCTGAGCGTGATGCTGCAAGAGAAAGAACTCTTGCTAAAGCAAAGGCGATGAGAGAAAAAAGAGGAATTAAAGAAGAAGAAAAGAGAGAAAAGCGTTGGTGGGATGATGATGGAGATGGAAAGGGTTGGGAAGAAGGAGAAGTTTCTGGTAAGTTTAAAAGGAAGAAAGTAAAAGAAGCACTAGATCCTGTTGGTAAAGAGGATGATGATATTGATAATGATGGTGATGTAGATAAGTCGGATTCATATCTAAAGAATCGTAGAAAAGTTCGTGGTAAAGTAATTGCTAAGGAAAGTTTTTCTAATTGGAGAAATGATTTAATTGAAGTTAGTGATATTACTAAGAAAGAAACGGGCACTGAAAAAATTAAAGAAAAGGAAGTAAAAAATAAAATTGTAATTAATCCGTCAATTACTGAAGCAGTGGAAAACCTTGGGGGTGAACTTATTGAGATGATTGAGGTTGAAAATCCTAATTGTATTTTTGATAATCTTTCAGAGTCTGAAATCTTTTTATTGTCCAATAATTTAATAGAGCAAGTTCTGGAAGAATTTTTCCAAGAGTGCTTGGATGAGGGATATGATTTGAATAATGTTGAAAATGCATTATTGGAATCAATTGAGATTTCTTCTTCTGTTATAAATGAAGCAAAAGTAACTTATGGGCATGATACCAGTATCAAAAAAGATAGACTGCAAAAAGTAAAATCTGCAGTGAAATCAGAACTTCATAGAATAAGATATAAAGGATCTGAAAAATCGGAAAGACCTACTGCGGCAAGAAGAATTGCGTCATCTCTAAAGTCTGGATTGAGAGATGTAGTTGCAAAAGGTGCTAAAAAAGTTGCTAAAGGAGCACTTGGAATTGCTCGTAAAATGGATAAAAAAAGTCCAAGCAAAGTACATTCAAAATCTGGAGTAAGAACTGCTAAAACTTATAATGGTGCTGGTGTAGGTAGTGTTGAGAAAGTGGGATCTGTAAAATCAAAACCAGAAACAAAAAAAGTAGAAAAACCTTCTGATCCTTGGGAGGGTAGTGCTACAACTCCACCAAAAGCAACAACTAAAAAGGCAGCAGCACCAAAAGCAAAAGCACCTGCTGCAGCATCAACTGCAAAGAAAAAGAAAAAATCAAAGTTAGATAGTTTGCTTGCTGATATTAGAAGTGAGCAAGTTCAGCAAATTGATGAACTTTCTACGAGGAAGATGCTTGCCTATAAAAATGCTGCGGAAAAAGACAGGGAAGTTTTAAATAAAAAATGGGACAAAGGAACTGCTACTTATAGAGAAAGGATGAGAGTTCTTGGTCGTGAAGAGGGTGAAGAAAGAGCATCAAGACAAATAAAGAAAAAAACTGGAAAGGACGCTTATAGAATGAATACACTTGATAAACTAAAAGCAGCAGTTACTAAAGAAGAAACTCAACTTTCTGAAAAAACTTTAAGTTCTGCTGAAACTAAAGAAAAGGAAAGACTTGTAAAGTCGATGAAAGATAAGTCGGCAGATTTTGAAAAGAGATATCCTGGTCGTGGTAAGGAAGTGATGTATGCAACTGCCACAAAGATTGCAAAGAAAATTGCAGAGCAGGCAATGGAACTGCAACCAAAGACTCAACCGCAACCAAAAGAAAAACCACTTGATACTGCAATTGAAAGACAGAAATATACAAATTTGAAAATGGTGCAACAAAGGCAACAACAACTCCAAAAACAAAAACTTAATCTTCAGAGACAAGGAAAACTTCCTTTAGAAACTGATTGATTCCTAAATAATCTGAATACTCTTTTACGGGGGTCATTATGTCTGCAGTAGTAGCAGTGGTAAAACCACTTCTTATTTCGATTGCGACACATCCAGCAGTTAAGAATCTTGTTATTGAACTTTTGACAAAGTATGTAAAATCAACTGACAATAGTATTGATGATGTAGTTTTGACTTTGGTTAAAGATAAACTCTTTACACCACAAGCATGATTACTTGCTTTGTAACTAATTGGGGAGTAACCATTATACTGGGTTTATTGTTAACCATATCTGAATGGCTAGCAAAAACAAAAAGATTTGAAGAAAATGGATTATTGGATCTTACAAATAACTTTTTGAGAGTTGTTTTACTTAAAGGAGACAAAAAGTAAAGGTCTCCTTTTTTTATAAATATAATTAGCAAATATTTTTTACGGAAGAAAGAACATGGCACTCTGGGGAAATAATGATGCTAAAGGTTCTGGTGGTACAGTTTCTTTAGATTATACAACTTTAGTTGTTACTGGTAGTGGAACTACCTTTGGTCAAGTTGGTGCTGCTGCAACTGGAGATGTAATTCGTTTTGGCAGCAGAACTGGAACTTTTTATGGCGATGCCGTTATTGTGGGAATTGCAAGCACAACTCAACTTTCTATTGCTTCTACCACAGGATTAAGTGGTGCTACAATTTCTGGAGTTCAGTTTGATATTAGCGAACTTCCTAAGTATACAGTTCATGATAATTCATTTAGTGCTGCTAATATTGCTGCTGCAACCTTTGTTTCCATTCCTTATGTTGGAACTGCAACAACAAATGCTGGAATTGGTACAAATATAATTCCAGTTGTTGCTACTACTGGAGCAACAGGATTAGTAGTTGGGGATGCTTTAGTGAATGGTGGTAGTAGTATTGTGATTAGTACTATTGGAGCAACTACAATTTCTCTTGCTTCTACAATCAGTGCTGGAATCAGCACTGGAGACACTCTAACCTTTAGGAGACTTTCTAATGGTTACGCAAAGTCTGTTTATGGCGTAGCTGATGCTGGAATTGATGCAGCTCAAGGAACAAGATTTGCTTTAACACATCAAGGTTGGGTTGGTGTTACAACTTATATGGGATGTGAAGGTGAGATGAGAGTTAAAACTGAAGTTCTCGTTGCAATGTCTGGAATTACAACGGGAAATACTCCATTATATGATGCTAATCCACTAGATTGATTAATTTATGATTTTTAATGAATTGAATGAAGATAACTTTCTTTTATTTGCAATTAAACATTATGAAAATCCTCAAGCCGTTACTAAAGAAGACTTTGAGAAGGATTTGAATCATTTTAAATATATAAAAAGATTGTTAAAAAGATATAAAAGAGAAGGTGAATTAAAAACTCACCTTCTACTTAATCATTTTACTATTCTTTATAATATATTTGGTGAGGCAGCGACTCCGATGTTATTTTTTAAGATAGAGAGGGAGATGTGGTCATCGTTAAAAAGTTTTATTATTTTTTTAAATAGACTTCCCGAATATCCAAAATCATCCATTCATAACATACAAGTTGATTTGAAATGTTTATCAGAACTTAATAAAATCTACAATGGAATCTAAAAAACTTGGTTGGATAATTTCTATCATTAGAGAGGAAATGGTTGCAAATGCATCAGGTTCCCAAGGTGGTTTTTCTGGTTCTGCGGATTCAAAAGGACCTGTTGCTGGATTTGACCCTGTTATGGGATTGAAAAAAAGAAAAGGTCCACAAATTAAACTTCCTCCAGGTTCTCGTAAACGTTGGCAGAAAAAATAAAATGTTCCAACCATCATCTACCGACACAAAAATAGCAATATTGGAAGAAAGGTTGTCTGTGTATGAGCAGATGATGGAAAGGATTGATACCGCAATTCAAAAAATTGGTGAGACAAGTCAAAATATCAGTCAAATGCTTGCCGTTCATAATGAAAAGATTGAGCAGTGTAATAGAACCGATAACCTAATTGTTAGAATGATTGAAGATATTAAAGAAACGTCAAAGCAGCAGCATGAGGATATTAGTAAAGAGTTAAGTGAAAGAATAGATAATGTTGAGGAAAAGGTAGAAGGTCTTTCTAAGTTTAGGTGGCAAATATTGGGTGGATTGGCAGTTATTGCAATTTTCCTTAAGTTTGTTCCTCCCACAATTTCTTTCTTTTCATCAAATCATAACTTTGGTGCAATAGAACAAATAAAAAAATAAATAACTTAGTGTTGGCACAAGATGCCAGTGAAAACTAAAAACAAAACGTCAATTTACTCTCTTCAAAAAATCACAAATTCGGTTATAAAATGGACAGGACTTATAACCGTTTTGTGTATTGACAAGACACAGTAATCTGGTAGAATAATTAGATTCCTCAGTTTATTGTTATGGATTTTGTTGATGTTAAATACATCAATTTGGTTTCTTCCAGATTTCAAAAGTTTAAAAAGGTAAAGCATAATCTTTATAATTTTCGTTGTCCTATTTGTGGAGACTCTCAAAAGAATAAAAACAAAGCAAGAGGATATCTTTATCAAGTAAAGAATAATACAAATTTTAAATGCCATAATTGTGGAGTTAATATGTCATTTAATAATTTTTTAAAGCAAATTGATCCAATAATTTATAAACAATACACTTTCGAAAAATTTAAAGAGGGTCATACTGGAAAAAACTTTACTGTAGAAGACCCTGTATTTAATTTTGAAGCACCAAAATTTAAACAGAAGATGGATTTGCCTAAAGCATCATCAAATCTTTATGCAAAAAAGTATCTGGAGAGTAGAAAATTAAACCCAGATAACTATTATTACACTGAAAAATTTAAAGAGTGGACTAATTCTCTTCGACCAACATTCGATAGTGTAGATAAAGATGAACCAAGGATTATCATTCCTTTATTCTATCAAAATAATCTAGTCGGATTTCAAGGAAGAGCACTTGGTCTCAGTAAAGTTAAATACATTACTATAATGCTTGAAGATGACGCACCAAAAATCTATGGTCTTGATAAAGTCAAAAAAAGTGAAATTATCTACATCACCGAAGGTCCCTTCGATTCATTTTTCATTCGCAACTCGATTGCTCTTTGTGGAGCTGACGGTGATATTACTAAGTGGGGTATTGGCAATTGTGTTTGGATATACGATAACGAACCACGTAATTCAGAAATCTTATCAAGAATTTCCCGTGTTATTGAAAATGGACAAAAAGTTGTCATCTGGCCTTCGACAATAAAAGAAAAAGACATTAATGATATGGTTCTATCTGGACTGGATGTGCAGTCCGTGATAGAATTAAATACTTACTCTGGATTAGAAGCAAAACTTAAATTTACTACTTGGAAGAAAATATGAGCAACGGTACAAAAGTTAAAAAGCGTGATGGTCGAATTGAATCTCTTGACCTAGACAAGATGCATTTGATGGTTGAAGAGGCGTGTAGGGGTCTTGCAGGAGTCTCAGCGAGTCAAGTTGAGATGACCTCTGGCATTCAATTTTATGATGGAATCACTACTGGCGAAATTCAAGAAATCTTAATTCGTAGTGCTTCAGATTTGATTGATTTAGATCATCCAAATTATCAATATGTTGCTGCCCGTTTACTTCTTTTTGCGGTTCGTAAGCAACTTTATGGAAAAATGAAGGAACTTCCTTCCTTTGAAGACCACATCTACAATTGTGTTAACTCTGAAGTCTATGATAGTGATGTTTTCAACAAGTATTCAAAGGAAGAAATTTATAAGGTCAATTCTTATATTGATCATGATCGTGACTATTTGTTCACTTATGCAGGTCTACGTCAAGTCGTTGACAAGTACCTTGTGCAAGATAGAAGTAACGGTGGTGTATATGAAACACCACAGTTTATGTACATGATGATTGCTCTGACTATCTTTGCAGAGTATCCAAAAGAAACAAGACTCTCTTATGTCAAGAGGTATTATGACGCAATCTCAAAACACAAAATCAACATTCCCACACCTATCATGGCAGGGGTTAGAACTCCACTTCGACAATTTGCTAGCTGTGTTCTTGTTGATGTTGATGACACCCTCGATAGCATCTTTAGTTCTGATATGGCTATCGGCAGGTATGTTGCACAAAGGGCGGGAATCGGTATCAACGCAGGTCGCATCCGTGGCATCAACAGTAAAATTAGAGGCGGTGAAGTCCAGCACACTGGCGTTGTACCGTTTCTCAAAAAGTTTGAAGCGACTGTCCGTTGCTGTACGCAAAATGGCATACGAGGCGGAAGCGCAACGGTCCACTTCCCAATCTGGCACCAAGAGATAGAAGACATCCTGGTATTAAAAAATAACAAAGGAACTGAAGATAATCGTGTTCGTAAACTTGATTATTCCATTCAAATTAGTAAGTTGTTTTATGAAAGATTCATTCAAGATGGTGAGATTACGCTTTTCTCTCCGCATGATGTCCCTGGACTTTATGATAGTTTTGGATTCCCTGAGTTTGATGCTCTCTACTTACAATATGAGAAAGATTCGTCCATTAAGAAAAAAACTGTTAGGGCACAAGAACTCATCCTTAACCTTCTTAAAGAACGTGCGGAAACGGGTCGAATTTACATTATGAATATTGACCACTGCAATTCTCATTCTTCTTTTAAGGATAAAGTCAATATGAGTAATCTTTGCCAAGAGATTACTCTACCTACTGACCCACTTCAGCATATTGACGATGAAATGGGTGAAATTGCTCTCTGCATTCTTTCTGCTATTAATGTTGGTAAAGTAAAATCCGATGAAGAACTTGAGGAACTTTGTGACCTTTCTGTTCGTGGTTTGGATGAATTAATTGACTATCAAAATTATCCCGTAGTGGCGGCAGAAATCGCCACCAAGGCACGTCGTTCTCTTGGTGTAGGGTTTATTGGTCTTGCGCATTATTTGGCAAAACTTGGGTACAATTATGATTCTCAGGAAGCATGGAATGCCGTCCATGGTCTTTCGGAATCATTTCAATATTACTTACTAAAATCTTCTAATCAACTTGCTAAAGAAAAAGGGCACTGCGAATACTTTGGTCGTACAAAATATGCAGATGGCATTCTTCCTATTGACACATACAAAACTGATGTAGACGAAATTTCTTCTATTCCATTGCAGCATGATTGGGAAACTCTTAGAGCATCTATCTTGGAACATGGTCTCAGGCACTCAACACTGTCCGCACAGATGCCATCGGAGAGCAGTTCCGTTGTGTCAAACGCAACAAATGGAATCGAACCTCCTCGTGGATTCCTGTCCATTAAGAAAAGTAAAAAAGGACCACTTAAACAGATCGTTCCGCAGTATCATACACTTAAGAACAATTATACTCTTCTTTGGGATATGAAATCTAATCGTGGTTATATTAATGTTGTTGCCATGATGCAAAAATTCTTTGACCAAGCGATTAGTGGAAACTGGTCTTATAATCCAGAAAATTATGATGATAATGAAGTTCCAGTGTCCGTGATGGCACAAGACTTTTTGAACTGTTATCGCTATGGTTGGAAAACAGCATACTATCAAAACACTTATGATATTAAAACTGATGAAGTAGTTGAGGAAAAACCTAATCTTCAATCACTTCTTCAAGAACTTTCTGGTGCCGAAGAGGAAGATTGCGAAAGTTGTAAAATTTGACTGGAGTAAATACTATGTGTGTGCTATAATTCAAAGAGATGAAAATTTCAATTTCTAAAAACAATGAATTATAAAAAAATATATAATTCTTTGATTGAAAGTCGTAAAATAAATTTCTCTGAAGAACTTGGTGAAATGCACCACATAGTTCCAAAGTGTCTGGGTGGGGATGATAATGTAGATAATCTGGTAAAATTAACTTTTAGAGAGCATTTATTGGCACATAGATTATTATCTAAAATTTATCCAAGTCATCCTGGACTAAACTATGCAGTTGTTCTACTTTCCAAAGGTAATTTTGGTAATAGAAAATTGCATCCAAAAGGAATGAAATGTAAAACTCAATCAAAAAAAGCAAGGCAATTAGTTTCTGAATATATGAAACTGAATAACCCAAATAAAAATAAATCTCCTTGGGACATACCTTCTTCAAATGAAAGTAGTAAAAAAATCTGGGAAAAGGCAGATTATTACTATCAAAAATGGATTGAGATGGGAAAACCAAGTTATTATAAACTTACATCAAATTTAAATGAAAAGTGGAAATCATCTCATCAAAATATGGTAATGAAATTTAAATGTGGATGGATACCAAATGAAGATGTACAATGGACTACCTGGAGGTCAAAAAATGCAGTTTAAAATATCTTCCACAGAAGAACCACAAACAAATGTTAAAGGAATGACGGTTTTTAATACGGAAAATATTGATAGAAAAAAACAACCAATGTTCTTTGGTGCTCCTCTTGGAGTTCAAAGATATGATTCATACAAATATCCTATCTTCGATAAACTGACTACTCAACAACTTGGATATTTCTGGAGACCTGAAGAGGTATCTCTTCAGAAGGATCGTGGAGATTATCAAACTCTTCGTCCTGAGCAGAAGCATATCTATACTTCTAATCTGAAGTATCAGATTATGCTTGATAGTGTTCAGGGTCGTGGTCCTGGTATGGCATTTCTTCCATATTGCTCACTTCCTGAATTGGAAGCATGTATGGAGGTGTGGGGATTTATGGAAATGATTCATAGTCGTTCTTATACCTATATCATCAAAAATATCTATTCAGACCCTTCTGAGGTATTTGATACTATCATTAACGACAACCGCATTCTAGAACGTGCTAAGAGCGTTACAGAGTCTTATGATGACTTTATTCAATCGGCACAACAGTATGGTGTATCTGATACTTGGATGCACAGACTTGAAGGAGTCTCATACGCAAAAGAAACAATCAACGATGTCAAACGAAAACTGTACAGAGCAGTCGCAAACGTTAATATTCTTGAAGGTATTCGCTTCTACGTTAGTTTTGCTTGTAGTTTCGCCTTTGGTGAACTTAAGCTTATGGAAGGATCCGCTAAAATCATTAGTCTCATCGCAAGAGACGAAAACCAACATTTAGCAATTACTCAAAATATTTTGAATAAGTGGAAAGATGGTGATGATGCGGAAATGAAACAAATTATGAAAGAAGAAGAAGAATGGACATATGCAATGTTTGACCGTGCTGTAAATGAAGAAAAACGTTGGGCAGATTATCTGTTCAAAGATGGAAGCATGATCGGACTTAATGACAAACTATTACAGCAGTATGTCGAATGGATCGCAAATCGTAGACTAAAGGCAATTGGTCTTAAACCTCAATATGATATTTCTGCAAATAATAATCCACTTCCATGGACTCAACACTGGATTTCCTCCAAAGGACTTCAAGTAGCCCCACAAGAAACAGAAGTCGAAAGTTATGTCGTAGGAGGCATTAAGCAAGATGTTACCAAAAATACTTTTGCAGGATTCCAACTATGATGAATGGTGTGAACAAGCAATTCTAAATGCTTATCAAGAAGCAGCAGAATGTGATGAGTTTATGTTTGGAGATTATGACTATTGTAAAGAATGGTTAGGAGTAAATGGCTAGTTGCGTATAGATAAAGGAGGTTATTCCTCCTTTTTTTATGCCTAAAAATCAACTAGTTAAAGATGAATTGAAAGTTCGTATTTTGGGATTAAAGAATAAACTCCACAAAGACCATATCAGACCTGAGATGGATATGAAAGGACTTGCCCATAAATATCTGAACGAAGTCCTTGATATAATTGATGAGTACAGATATTGACTATGAAAATCCTTGGGTTTATAATGGAAAACCTTTTACTTCGGATTGTATTCAAGATAATTTTGGTTTTGTTTATCTTATCCAGAATAATCTTAATAGTAGGAAATATATTGGTAGGAAGTATTTTTGGCAGTTTAGAACTCCAAAAGGTAAAAAACGTAAAGTAAAATCAGAATCAGATTGGAAAAAATACTATGGGTCTTGTCCAGAACTTAAAGAAGACATTGACAAATTTGGCAGAGAAAATTTTAGTAGAACTATCGTATCATTACATAAAACAAAGGGCAAAACAAATTACGAGGAGACAAGACAGCTCTTTGTTCACAATGTCCTCATCGAATCTCTTGACAATGGAGAACCAGCATTCTACAATTCGAATGTCCTCTCCAGATATTTCAGAAAAGATTACTATGAACGCAACGACTGAAGATATCGTATCGCATGTGAGAACTTGGTCTCTTGATCGTGCTGCAAATATGAATATTAATAAAGAGGATGCTCGCGCAATTCTTGCTGAGTTCTATGAGTGGATTGAACCTGAAGATGACGAACTAGAAATTATGTCTCTAGAACCAGAAGATTGATAAATATATTTTTTAATAATTGAAAAAAATGACCGAACAGCAACAACATCTTGCAAATCTTTTAGAGCAGAGAAGTCAATTGGATGCTCAAATTGCACAAAATAAGGAACTGTTTTGGAAAGTTCAAGGAGCTATTGAGTACTTAACTCAAATTGGAGTTACCTTACCTGAACCAGAACAAGAAGAAACCCCTGAAGAAGTAGACTCTTGACAAAATCTAAATAAAAACTTATAATGTTTATAACCCACTCAAAAAGTGGGTTTTTCGCTATGAGAAAGTGAGTGACAATTAGAGCCGTGGAAAGTGCCCTCCGAGAGGAGTGGTGTACCCCCTTTCTATACGGATGTAGAGTTCTATTAAAATTAATGCAACAATTCTTTACTGTAGCCCTGCCTCTTCTGGCATCGGTTACAACCAATATGGCAACACTGCCGATATTTCCTCCTTTGACGACACCACCGGTGCCGTTTTCTGTTATTAAGGAGTTTGAAGCACCGACAGCGACCAAAGAGGTTGCTCCCGAAAAACCAAAAGAGAAAAGGCTAATTTGTAAAGGGTGTTCAGAACATGAATCACTTGCCTTGAATTATTTTCAAGAGCAAGGAATTAAAGACAGAAACGCCCTTGCTACTATCCTGGGCAATATTAAGCAGGAATCTATGTTCGTGCCTAATATTTGCGAAGGTGGTAGTAGGACTCAGTACCATCACTGCGGTCGTGGTTATGGTCTGATCCAATGGACATCTGCCGATCGTTATTATGGATTGGGTGATTTTGCTAGAAGATTTGGTGGAAATCCATCATCTCTTCAAACGCAACTTGGTTATCTAACGACTGAGGTTCAATGGAAACGAATTGAAGACAGGATGAAAACTCCCGGTAAGTCTATCAATCGTTACATGGACTATGCGTATAGTTGGATTGGTTGGGGCATTCATGGTGCCCGCACTTCGTATGCTCATGAGTATGCTTCCAAACTGATCACGGTAGAAGTTTGATACAATAGAATAATAAATATAGGGGAGTGCTGCAGACCTCCCCTTTTTAGTAGAATGAAAACATTTCAAGAGTTTATATCTGAGACATATTTTATTGTAGAAAAGCGTGGAGGAAATCCCAAGTATAGTGATGAACACGCCAATATAAGTTTATACAATCATTTGGTATCTTCTCCTGAAGTAAGAGAACTAATCAGCAAAAAAGATTTTGATTCTGTAAATCAAATAATTGCACAAGAACTGGAAACAGTAAAAAGTGATCCTAAACATCCTTTAAATTTTAAAAATGCTTCGGATGAAGGATTTTCTGGAAAGAAAAAAACTTCGGAGCACGAGAAAGTATATTATTCAGAGATAGAGAGATCTGTTCCTGGATTCTTGGGAATGATTCAGAGTAAAAAGGGCGGAAATATTGCGGCAAAGGGATGGTTAGGTAGAGTATCTGGCGGTGAGCACGAACAATCAAAAACATCCTGGAAAGGAAATGTAAAGGGTCAAGGAAGATTTGATTATGTTTTTTCCGACCCAGAAGATCCGAGAAAGAATCATCGTGTGAGTGGAAAAGATTATCGTGGATCTCAAGCTGGATCTGCTCAAGCGGATCAAGCAACTGCAACTCTAGAAAGAGGTGTAGAAGTTGCTGCTCAGAAACAGTTAAAAACAATATTAGCAAATAAACCAAAGAAAAAATCAGGAGAAACTGATCAGGAATATAAGGAAAGGGTATCAAAATATAAAGTAGATTCTAGAGAAAAGAAAAAAGAAATTGTTTCTTCTAGTAAGGAAACTCTTGATAAGATTAAAGAGTTGATGGCATCCACTAAGGGAATGACTCCGGAGGGACAAAAAGATGTTTATACTCAAGTTCAAGCACATATTGATGGATTAGAAAAAACAGTGCCTGGAGTAAAACGTGCTGCTGGTCAAGAAATGCTTCAGGGAAAGGGGCAGTTTTCTAAAGGTAAAACGGCACAATCTATGTGGACTACTGGTGGTGAGGAATCATCATTCAGAGATCCCAGACAACAATCAGTTAGTTTAAGAGCAAGAGCAGGTAAAGGAAAAGGAAGGGAGATGGCAGTTGCTGGAGATATTCAAGCAGCACCAAAAGAAAAGCAAGCACAAAAAACAAGACAATCATCATTTTCTCTTTTTAGTCGCCAGGCACAAGTGGCAGCACAAAAACAACATGCTCAAACAGCAGCAGAACTTGAGCAACAATCAGCATCTGCAGAAACTGTTCTTCAAGCAGCACAGAAGGATGCTGCTGATGCAATGGTTGTTCGAGGATCAAACGGAAAACCAGTTCCAAGAAAGAATGCATTTTTCCTTCAAAACAATCCAGGAGAAGCAGAAAGACATAATCAAAATCTTGCTGTAGCAAACAATGCCGTAACGGCAGCTCAGAGCAACCTAGATGCCGCTGTAACCGCCCATAGAACGCATATCAGCACTCCACCAACTTCGACAAAACCAGCATCATCAGCACCGCAAAAGACGCAACAGCAGGCACCACAACCTTCAGTTCCTCAACCAGTTAAATCACCTCAAGCATCAGCACCACAACCAGTTGCAACTCCTGAGGATGAAAAAGAAAAGAGAAGAAAAGAAATGATACAAAGAATGAATGCTGCAGGAAAAGAAAGAGGACTTCCTGCTTATGCATAATAAATACAGAGGAGTGTTGCTACTCCTCTTTTTTTATGTTTAATTTTAATTTCGGAAAGAAGAGACTGGATAAGAAGCAGATAATCCTCATAAGCGTCATACTCAGTGGTATCGTAGCAACCCTCTCCCAATGCACTGGAGCGTCCCAGGAGCGCCTCTGGGACCTCCTAGACGAGGTTCAGAGGACTCTGTTCCCTCAGACCATAATCAATGATGTGCTGCTCCAGGACCCTGGTGTGGTGGATAGGAGGGTCAAGAGAGACGTTGATAAAGCAATCCGTGATTATGAACGCTTGACAAGGGACTCAGAACCACCTAGAGTACCTTTGCCCAGGTTGATAGAGAAAGCTTTAGATACTTCTAAGTGTTATACTGAAGAGTGTAAGAAACTTGGAGGAGAAATGAGACTCTGTTCACCATGGCTTGACACCTGTAAAAAAGAATAGTACAATAATCATATGAGCAACGGGGGTCCAAACCTCGCGTAAGTCTCTCACCTCCTATGCCTCTCAACGATGCACAAACCTGGAGGTCTCTTATGGGCAAGTAGCATAATGGATAATGCAGCATCCTTCTAAGATGTCGATTGGGGGTTCGAGTCCCTCCTTGCCTGCTTTATAAATAGATTAGAAAGTTTTATTCTATCCATTAATGTCATCACAGACTTGTTCCAAATGCAAAATTTCTTTAAATGAAGAAACTGGGTATAAAAAAGGAAAGGGGTTTCAATCTTTATGCCGTACCTGTTTTAATACTTATTGTATGGATAGGTGGATAAAAAGAAAAAAAGATGCCATCTCCTACAAAGGAGGTAAATGTATTCGTTGTGGTTATGATAAATTTTACGGAGCGTTGGAATTTCACCATACGGATCCAAATCAAAAAGATGTAGATTGGCAAAAATTAAGACTTCGTTCTTGGGATGCCATCACTAAAGAATTGGATAAATGTATATGTGTATGTGCCAACTGTCATCGTGAGGTTCATCATGAAATACTTAATACTGCAGGTCTAGACGCTTGACAAATCGCAAAATTTATTCTACAATATAAAAACAAAATAAAAGTCTTATAAATAAACACACTTAGGTCGAAAACAATGTCTTTTCAAATGAACAAACAGATTAGTACTCTTGATTGCCGCTGGCATATTGAGGGAACTCCCCTGTTTGCAAATATGGAAAGACATATGTAAGATGTAATCCATAAAAGCAAAAGACAGGGGAGAGAAACCAAAAGTTTCCTCCCCTTTTTTATTGCCTGTGACAGTTTCCTAAGTGCCCACTAATCTCCCCCCAGAGACCAAACAGTGGTATTCTTAAAGGGTGGTTGAGAGAGACCACACCGAACCTAGACAACTGAATATTTATCCATATTATTGGGGTGGTTCCCGTAGCGGCGAACGGACCTGGCTTTTAACCAGAGATTATACACCGTGGGTTCGAGTCCCACCCGCCTCATTAGGTTCTCTTGAAACGGACTCTTGGGGGAGATTTAACGCTCCTCAGTGCCGTAACTCCATTGAACCTATCTGGGAGAGTGTCTACTGTTGGCAACGTAGTACCAGTCTGTAAAACTGGAGTGGTTTTTTAGCCTCAGGGGTTCAATTCCCTTCTCTCCCACCTTGACCCTATAGTGAAGCGGTTATCACACTTCTCTGTCTAAGATGAATCACGAGTTCGAATCTCGTTAGGGTCGTTGAAGTATCTTTAGGGATACTTCATATTCCAGGTAATCTAACATTCTTTTAGATTACTCTGCGTGTTCCTATCGACTAGCGGTTAGGTCACCACCCTTTCAAGGTGGTAGCACGGGTTCGAATCCCGTTAGGAATACTATGGAAACATAGCTTAGTTGGTAAAGCATTCGACTGATAATCGAAAGACCACTGGTTCGAGTCCAGTTGTTTCCATTGGAAGTGTGGCAGAGGGGTTTAATGCAGTGGATTGCTAATCCGCCGATGTTCTTTAAGGGCATCCGTTGGTTCGAATCCAACCACTTCCGTAGGACTCCAGCAAGGTGCTTGCTAGGATATAAAAGACTGACGCCTCCCTCTTCAGAAAGAGTAACCAGCAGGTCAGCGTCCACTTTGGCAGTGTAGTTCAGTGGTAGAACAAGAGATTCATACCCTCTATGTCGGTAGTTCAATTCTACCCACTGCCTTGTGTCGTTAGCCTAGTGGTTAAGGCATCTGTTTGTGGAACAGAGGAGATGAGTTCAATTCTCATACGACACATTGAATTCTAATAAATAATGTTATTAGGGTTCAATTTTTAAAATGAAACATCATCATCATATTATACCAAAACATATGGGAGGTTCTGATTCTGCAGAAAACTTAATCGAATTGAGTATTACTCAACACGCAATGTTTCATTATTGTAATTGGAGATTGTGGGGTAAAGTAGAAGATGAATTGGCTTGGAGGGGGTTGGTAAAATATTTACCAAAAAAAGAAATTATTTCCAAACTTATTGCGGAAAGTAATAGAAATAGACCCCACTCCCAATTATCTAAAGATGTTAGTAGTAAACTTCTTAAGGAAAGGTGGAATGACCCAGAATTCAAAATAAAACAAATAGAATTATTGAGAAAAATGTCTCCTAATGCAAGATTGTTGGCTTGCACTCCTGATGCTATTGAAAAGAAAAAAAAGACATTACAGAGAATAGGACATCAACAAGGAGAAAAAAATTCTATGTATGGTAAAATGTGGATTACTGATGGAACAAAAGAAGGTTCTTATCGAATAGATAAAAATCAAGATATTCCAGAAGGGTTTAGAAAAGGTAGAGTATTATCAAATCCCGCCCGATAAGCATTGTGGTGATGCAGCAGTTTAGTAAACTGCAGAGAACAGTTCAATTCTGTTATCGGGCTTCTGAGGTCGCCAAGTGGTAAGGCAGCGGGTTTTGGTCCCGCCATTCGTGGGTTCGAATCCTACCCTCAGAATTTGTCCTTTTAGCTCAGTGGAGCAGAGCAGTAGGCTACGAACCTATGTGTCGGGAGTTCGAATCTCTCAAAGGACGCTTGACAGACTCTTAAGAGTCTGTTACTATATAAAAGTGATAGAGGGTAAGTCACTGTTATATCCTTATGAGGTATATCACACTTACTCCATCAATAACACCCCTTAAGCCTATCTCGGGACGCCGAATGATGCTCAAACAGAGGGGTCACTGTCGATGTGGCGGAATTGGTAGACGCGCTGGGTTTAGGTTCCAGTGTCTTCGGACGTGGGGGTTCAAGTCCCTTCATCGACACTTGACAATCAAACTTAAATAGTTTATGATTGTCTTATAAGCGGGTATAGTTTAGGGGTAAAATGCCATCCTTCCAAGTTGGAGTCACCGGTTCGATTCCGGTTACCCGCTCTGAACCTTCGGGTTCTTTAAACACACAGACACACAAATAGAATTATGACTATGACACCTTACGAACTTCGTTTTGAAATCTTTAAGCAAGCATATAATATGCTAAATGACCAGTTCAGTATTGAAATGGATACTGCTCGTTATTGGAATGCAAATTCTGCAAATACTGTGAAGATGGATTATCCAGAGTTTCCAACTCTACAAGATGTTCTTAAGCAAGCAGAAACGATTAATGATTTTGTAAGTTCTAAGTAATAGAACATTCCCCTGTGGCGCAGCGGTAGCGCGAGAAACTGTTAATTTCCAGGTCACAAGTTCGAATCTTGTCGGGGGAGCCTGGGCGATTGGCGCAGCGGTAGCGCAGCTGCTTTACACGCAGACGGTCATTGGTTCGAATCCGATATTGCCCACTTGCATAAATACTTGAAAAAGAGTATAATGGAAAAACTGTTTAAACTCTTAAGTGATGCTCAGGCATCACTTTTTGTGCTATTTCATAAAACTTGGGTCTATCATTGGAATGTTGTTGGAAAAGACTTTCAACAACTTCATACTCTTTTTGGTGGTCAGTATGAGACTATCTTCGAAGAACTTGATAGGATCTCGGAGCATATGAGATACTTGAACGTAAAACCTTTAAGTAGTTTAAATCGTATTCTTGAAGTATCTAAAATTAAAGAAGCATCAAGTTCTGCGAATGCTGAACGTATGATTTCTGACCTTCTTCAGTCTAATATTGATTTTTGTGATATGATGGTCAAAATATCTGAAGAAGCAGAAGAACAAAAGTCGTATGCTACAGCAAATCTGGTTCAAGATTTAATGGAGTCTCACGGCAAATTTATTTGGATGCTCCGTTCATTTTCAGATACAAGTTCAAAAAAAGTTCAAGAAGAATTGGAAGAAGAAATCTCTGAAGAAGTACAAGAGACTATAGAAGAATAGTTGAGATTATGGAAAACTTAAAAATCAGGTGCCGCTCCTGTAACCGGGAGATTGAAGGGCATCCAACAAAAACAATAACATGTGGTTGTTCAAATATGACAACAATTCGTGGAGATAAGATTTCAGCACTTGACTTATCTCAAGTTGTAATGTTAAACTCATTAAAACAAAATCAAAGCAAATGTGTTCTAACTTCCCAAGATATTGCTTGGCAAGAAGCACGACGCCAGCGTAAAGTTAAGCGTCTTGATTTTGAAGTTCGTTAAGAACTTTCTGGAAGGTCAATCCGATTGGCGACGGAACCGCTCTTGAAAAGCGTTGAGGTGTTAAAGCCCTTGGGAGTTCGACTCTCCCACCTTCCGTTAAGATAAGTTACAAATTTAACAATTCCTTCAACAGTGTTACGATATGAACACAAAATGTTGACTGTAGAATGTCTGTGATTATTATATAATAATGTCCCAAGAACAAATTTATGGACCAACACACCTATGAGAATTGGGTGAAGATTAAGGTAACTTTTGAATCTTCTGGTAATACAGACAATATGTTCTATAAGAGAGCAGTTGAAATTGTGAAGACTAAGAAAGATCCTCTTGCAAAGTTTCTTGGAGATGAGAAATGATGCACGAACAAGAAGAATTTATTACACGCTCAGAAGTTCAGGAGATGATTGATGCTGCTATACGACGACACAACCGTAATGCTTCTATCATTAGCATGTGCGTCGGTTGGGTGGTTCTTGCTTTATTTGCTGAAGGACTTTTAAGGTTGATTGGTGTTATTCCACCTTTACTTCCATTTCTTAAAATTACTTTAAACTAATGGGGACAATTACAGAAAAAGATTTACAAGAACTTCAAAGAAGAGTTTTACAACAAAAGATAGATGAGTTATTTGAAGAACCTTCAACTTATGAGGACGAAGAGGATGAGTAACACAATATTTTCGGCAATGACTATTTTTGGAATTATTGGTCTTTTTGTTATTTTGGCATTAAATAACGCTTATCCACAATAGGAGATAGTATATGAAGATTTTTTTAGATACTGCTGATGTTTCATTTATCAAACCAGCGTATGAGACTGGACTATTAGATGGAGTTACTACAAATCCCACTTTAATTCTTAAAAGTGGTAGACAACTTCATGAAGTTATTGAAGAAATAACAAATTCTTTTTCAAAACTAGAAAGTATTTCTGCAGAAGTTGTTGCAGATACTGCCGAAGAAATGCTTTCACAAGCACAACAATTTTATACAATTGCACCAGCAGTTACAATTAAAGTTCCTTGTACCGTAGAAGGACTTAAAGTATGTAAGTTTCTAACTGATAGAGGAATTCAAGTTAATGTAACTCTTGTGTTCTCAGTCGCTCAGGCACTTCTTGTATCCAAAGCAGGAGCAACATTTATCTCACCATTCGTTGGGCGTTGGATGGATAATTCTGTAGATGGAATTGAACTTATCAAAAACATTCGTAAGGCATTTGATTACTCAGGAACATCTACACAAATTCTTGCAGCATCTCTTCGTGATGTAAGACAAGTGGAGCAATCGGCTCTTTGCGGTGCTGATGTTGTTACAATTCCCCCAGTGGTATTCTGGGCAATGTATAAGAACATTATGACTGATAAGGGTTTGGAACTCTTTCAGAAAGATTGGGAAGAGGTTATTAAAAATCAGAAATGAAATCTGAACATCAGTGTTGGCATTTTATAATGTCTTCTTTTGCTAGAATTTATGGAGTTCCTAGAGTAAAATCTGATGAAAGAATGCATTCATTTGCGCTAGAATGGTGTGATGAAAATAATTATGTGTGTAATATCCATTTGGATAGTTTAAATAAAGTAGATGCTTATTTTAGAAAAGAATTTGAATCCTGGGAGAATTAAATGAAAGTAGGATTAATTGGATTGGGTAGAATGGGTGAAGGTATGTCCCGTCGTATGATGAAGGTAGGAATAGAAGTTTGGGGTTATCGTAGGAACTATGAAAAAGCACAAGAAGCATACGAAAACGGATATGTTAACGGTGTTACAACTTCTATACAAAGCCTTGCTCAAGTAGTAAAACATACTCAAAGTGGAGTATCAGACAAATATGGTCCAGGCATCTTCATGATGGTTGTGCCTGCAGAAACAGTAGAGGAGACAATTGATGAGTTACTACGATATTGTGACGAAGGAGATATTATTATTGATCATGGCAATAGCAATTTTAAAGACAGTCGGAAAAGGGCAGAACGCCTGGCAAAACTTGGCATCCAATATATTGATTGTGGCACTAGCGGTGGTGTTTATGGTTTGGATCGTGGATACTGTCTTATGGTTGGTGGCGGAGATACTGCAGTCTCCACTTGTTCGCGTATTTTTAATGCCCTCTCCCCAGGAATTGATGCTGCCCCCAGGACTCAATTTGTCTCAGACATAACTTCTGCTGAATATGGTTGGTTACATTGTGGTGGTCCAGGTGCTGGGCATTTTGTAAAGATGGTGCATAATGGTATTGAGTATGGTATTATGCAGGCATACGCAGAAGGATTTAACATCATCAAGAACGCTAATGCAGGTGCTCAGTATGTCAGAGAAGGGGATGCAGAAGTTGCCCCTATGGCAGACCCAGAATCCTATTGTTATGATATTGATGTTGCTGAAGTTGCTGAGTTATGGCGTCGTGGTAGCGTGGTTGGCAGCTGGTTACTTGACCTTACTGCTGATGTGCTACGCAGGGATGGTCAGCTTAAACAGTTCTCTGGAGGCGTATCCGACAGCGGTGAGGGTCGTTGGACTGTTTCTGCCGCTGTGGATCTGGGGGTTCCCGCTCCTGTTATTACTACTGCCTTATTTGAAAGATTTAACTCACGCAATCTCGGATCGTTCGGAGCAAAAATCCTGAACGGAATGCGTTACATGTTCGGTGGACATCATGTTAGGTAAAGCACTTATTTTTGTTGCTATTCCTTTTGTACTGTCTACACTGTATTTCGGAACACGAGGAGGATACTATGATTCCGAAGACTATAAAGGAAATGGAACCGCACATTAGACAAAGATATCATTTTGCTTTATCTGCATTTTCAAGAATGTATGGAGTAAGGACCACTGCTAGTGATATACATATTAAACAGTTTTGTATTGAGTGGTCATACTGGGAAGTTGATGCCCCTTTATCGGGGCTTGACGCGGTGGATCAATACATGTATTATGAATACAAGAACTGGAGGGGAAGATGATTTTTCATCTCGTTGAAGCACTCGCAGCAAGTCCATTCTTTATTTTCTTATGCGGGTGTGGGTTGACAATCGTTCCTTTTGCTGGTATTATGTTTATACATAAAACAAAATAACGGAGTATCGCCTAACTTGGTCATGGCACCTGCTTTGGGAGCAGGAATAATTTCGGTTCAAATCCGAATACTCCGATCATAAAACGTAACTTTATGAAAATGTATTCAGAACTTTCAGATCTCCAAAAATTTACAGTCGAAGAATTTCAAGCAGATTTTGATACTCTGATAGGAAGAGTTGAAAATGGTGAATCGTTTGTCATAACGAGTGAGCATGGTAACGCAGTCATTGTACCATATAGAGAAGTAGTACAGGTCTTTGAAGATTTTGGTGTGAGCGATGATATAATACGAATACACACCGATCACGAAGAAGGTAGTTGACAGAGCGCCCCAGATCCGCTACAATAGATCTGGATTTATGCGAGTGAGACTTGGTAGTCAGAGGAGTCTTATAAACTCTTTCCGCCAGATTAGCGGCTTTGAGGTGGTTCGAATCCACCCACTCGTACCTTGCTCGTTTAGCAATCTGGTGAATGCACCGATCTCATAAATCGGCATAGGTGGGATCGTTCCCCACAACGAGCACTGGGACAGATTGGCACCGGTCCATCTTGACTTCTTTAAGTCAAACCCTTATAATACTAAGGTCAACATTCAAAACAATGACTCTTACAGCAAAATTCAAGAAAGACGTTCAAACCCTTCGTGGTGCGGCAAACGGCGAGTTCTACCTTGATGTGAAGAATCCGAAACTCTACAAAAAGGTTCGTCGGTACTATGAAAACGAAGGTGTAGTATTCTCTGGTGATCCTCTAGATGACTATGAAATGCTTATGGAATATGTTCTTGCAGATCTTGAATCAGTTGAAGTAGCGGGATGAAAGTAATCAGGAAACCAACCGTTCTTATGGAACGGTTTCCCTATCGTTATGTTCAAGTTGGGATTTTAGAAATCAATGGAAAACCTGATTATCGCATTCAAAAGGTAGACTCATATACTGGAAGATATCGTGATATGTATCTTTGTGATAATGAAATGCAGTTGATGACTGCCATGGAAGATTATGATTATACATGTTGGTTAGATCCAGATCGAGTTCCTTGCTATGTAAAAGACGATGATGAGTAAATAGACACGGATGGTCTATAACAGCACTGGTCGGGAGCAAACCCCTAATGTCTAAAACAAGTCTCCTGAGATACATCGGGAACTTTCTCCTCTTACTTGGTTACCAAATCATGTTATGGGGAGATTTTAAAAATGGTTTGATTATAAAGTTTATTGGAGGTCTGCTCGGTATTCCTTTTGCAATCAAACTTAAACTTTGGGATGTGTTATTTCTGATAGCATTCTTTGGTATTTCCGAGATATCAAAACTATCCCAACTTTTCTTAGTTTCTTAAAACTAAGTGGTGGAGTCAATATGACCCTATTATGAGTTTCTTGCTTCTCCTAAGAGCAAGTGGTGCGGATGGGACTCTCTCCCGCCTGGTTTCCAATTTCCAGTCAAAGAATTGGTGGCGAGCCTGAGTTACATAAGAGGAGTTGCATAAACTCCTCTTTTTTTGTATAATATAGAAAAATATTTTGCGTATGAAAAGAGCACTTATTACTGGAATTACTGGACAAGATGGATCATATCTTGCAGAACTTCTTTTATCCAAAGGTTATGAAGTTCATGGAACTATACGAAGGAGTTCCACGATCAATAATACCAGAATTGATCATTTGTCCTCTGATGTTATTTTACATCATGCCGACTTAACCGATTCAACTAATATTCTTCACGTTATTAGTGATGTTAAACCAACTGAGATCTATAATCTTGCTGCGCAAAGTCATGTAAAAGTTTCCTTTCAGATGCCTGCATACACTGCTGAAGTTGATGCACTTGGTACAGTAAGGATTTTGCACAGTCTTTGTATTCTTGGAATGGAGAATGATGTCCGTTTCTATCAAGCATCGACTTCGGAAATGTTTGGATTGGTCCAAGAAATTCCTCAAAGGGAAACGACTCAATTCTATCCACGCTCTCCTTATGGTGTAGCAAAACTCTATGGGCATTGGATTACTAAAAACTATCGTGAATCGATGGGTATTCATGCAAGTTCTGGGATTCTTTTCAATCACGAGTCTCCCCGTCGTGGTGAAACTTTTGTAACCCGTAAAGTTGTGATCGGACTTTCCAAGGTCAAATCAGGTCTTCTTGATTGTGTTCAACTGGGCAATCTAAATGCAAAACGTGATTGGGGACATGCAAAAGACTTCGTTGATGCTATGTGGTTAATGCTTCAACAAGATGAACCTGATGATTATGTGATTGCAACTGAAGAGCAGCATTCTGTTCGTGAGTTTGTTGAAAAGTGTGCTCCTTACTTTGGTATGGATATTCGTTGGGAAGGTGAAGGTCTTGATGAGGTTGGTATTGATACTGTAAGTGACAAAGTTGTAATCCGAGTCAGTGAAAAGTATTTCCGTCCATCTGAAGTTGATACATTGATTGGTGATTCGTCAAAAGCAAGAGAAAAACTGGGATGGGAACCAAAGATTAGTTTTGATGAACTTGTGCGAGATATGTGCTTGAATGAGTTGCGGTTTTGATACGGAGGAATAAGATATGTATTGGCCACTAATGAAAGATACGATCACTCTTGCCGATCGTTTAAAAATGGCAAAGTTTGTTCTCTTTACAAGTCGTTTAACAAACGGACCAAAAGTGAGAGAATTTGAGAAGGAATGGTCGAACTGGTTGGGTTGTGATTATTCACTTTATGTTTCCTCTGGTAGTACTGCAAACTCCCTTCTGATTTCTTCAGTTAAAGAACTCTATAACCTGCAAGATGGTGATAAGGTTATCGTTCCTGCCTGTACTTGGGTTACGAATGTTGCTCCAGTTATTCAGGCTGGACTTACTCCTATTTTCTGCGATGTCAATCTTCGCAATTTTAGTTTTGATGAAGATGATCTTCAGTATATTGCAAAAAAGCATCCAGATGTAAAAGCAATCTTCATCACTCATCTCCTTGGTATTTCAGCAAATGTTGAAAAGTATAAGCAGTTATTTCCAAATGCCCTTATTCTTGAAGATATTTGCGAGTCTCATGGTGTGGAAAATAATGAAGGTGTGCGTAGAGGAAAAGATTCTTTAGGTTCTACTTTTAGTTTCTACTTCGGACATCACATGACCACGATTGAAGGTGGTATGGTTTGTACAAATAATAAAGATCTGTATGAACTGATGCGAATGAAGCGCAGTCATGGAATGGCAAGAGAATCTAGTCCCGAAAGATTCCAACAGTATATAAAGGAAAATCCTGATATTTCAAAACAGTTTCTGTTTATGACTGATGGATATAACTTTAGAAATCATGAAGTCTGTGCTGTTCTGGGGTTGTCTCAGTTAAAGAGACTTGATGGTATGATTGAAATCCGTAGAAGAAACTATAAAGATTTTTGTCTTTCTATTGCTCGCAACTCTCACAAGTTTTATACTCCAGAATATAAGCAGGGAAATAGTAGTTTTTGTTTCCCAATCATTTGCAAAGATTCAAATAATATGAATAAACTGAAAGAAATCTTTGATTCTAGGGAGATTGAACATAGACCAATCGTGAGTGGAAACCTTCTAAGGCATCCTGCCTTTAAAAAGTATGAAGTTTGCACTCAAAAAGAAAGTCTGAATGTGGAGACTTTACATACTAGTGGCGTATATGTTGGGAATAATCACTTCGTAACATCACAGCAAATGAAAGTATTATCTGATATACTTGACAATATCTAAACTATAAAATAAAATTTAATCAAAATAAGGAGTTTGCGAATGGGCGAAAAACAAAAAACAGCACTTGTTTGTGGTGCTGGCGGATTTATTGGAAGTTATATGGTAAGGAGACTTCGTGAAGAAGGATACTGGGTTCGTGGAGTTGATCTCAAGTATCCCGAATTCTCTAACTCATCTGCGAATGAGTTTATTCGTGGTGATCTAACTGATCAAATTTTTGTAGAAAAAGTTGTTCAGTTTAAAGGATACTCTGGCAACTACTACCACTTTGTACCTTCTCGGTATATTGAAACCTTTGATGAGATTTATCAGTTTGCTGCCGATATGGGTGGTGCTGGATATATCTTTACTGGTGATCATGATGCAGATGTGATGCACAACTCTGCTCTGATTAATTTGAACATTTTGGATTCTGTCAGAAAACTGAATGATTTTACTGGAGAAAGCAAAACTAAAATCTTCTATTCATCTTCTGCTTGCATGTACCCCGAGTATGCACAGATGGATGTGAACAATCCTGGTCTGAAAGAGTCTGATGCATATCCTGCAGGACCCGACTCTGAGTATGGTTGGGAGAAACTGTTCTCGGAGCGTCTGTACCTCTCCTACAGTCGTAACTATGGCATTCCTGTAAGGATTGCTCGCTACCATAATATCTTTGGTCCAGAAGGAACTTGGACTGGTGGTAAAGAAAAATCTCCTGCTGCTATGTGTCGCAAGGTCGCAGAACTTTCTCCTAGTGGTGGAACAATTGATGTTTGGGGTGACGGAGAGCAAACACGTTCCTTCTTGTTTATTGAGGAGTGTATTGAAGCAACTCGTCGTTTGATGAAATCTGATTTTGAGGGTCCAGTGAATATTGGTTCTGAGGAAATGGTTACAATCAATCAACTTGCAGATACTGCAGCAAAAGTATCCGGTAAAAATGTAGAGAAGAATCATATTGATGGTCCTCTTGGTGTTCGTGGTCGTAACTCAAATAACGATTTGATTCGTGAAAAACTGGGTTGGGATTATACAATGACTCTTGAGGAAGGCATTCGTAGAACGTATGAGTGGATTAATGCTCAAGTTTATAAAGATGCTCCTATGCATCATCCTGTCTGAGTATGAAGATCTGCTTTTACACTGAAGCGCATTTGGGTGACTTTTTATTCGCTGCTCCATTTATCAATCTTCTGGTTGAGAAATACCCAGAGCACGAATATTATCAGTACATCTATGGGTCTGATGGGACTGTTTTTCCTGAGATTTTCATGAAAACAGTCCCTGGACTTATTTCTACTGATGAACTATGTGGCGATCTTAATATCCCAACTTGGTTATGTAACATGGAATATTCGGAGTTAATCATTCCCCACACAGAAACCGATCAAACTTTTCCAGGTCTAGAGGACACTTTCTTTGTTCATAGACGTGCCTGGAATTTTATTTTTAGGAAACATGGGTTTGATATTATAGTTCCTGATAACTTGGGTATTAACTTTGATTATGAATCCATCCTTGATAAAGAATCTGTAAACAAAATCAAATCCCTAAAGGATAATGGTAGAAAGAAAGTTTTATTTCTGAACCATAAAGGTAAATCTGGACAGACTGATAATGAAGATTGGTTGGATAGAATACTTAAACTATCAAACCAAAATAAAGATTGGGACTTTTATTATACTAATAAAGAGTCGAAGGAAGTTACCAATAAAAATATTTTTTATACCCCAGATGTTTTTGGAAAATATCCTTCGGACATATTACACAACTCGTATTTAAGTATTTTTTGTGATATAATAGTTGGTAGATTTAGTGGTGCAGCGGTTGCTTCTTCAATGCATAATGATAATGTTGAGGATGAGAATAAAATCTTGATTACTCAAACACAGGATAATACTCATAAACCAGATTTAGAAATTTGGTTTAATAAAAAACTTTATAAAGCAACAAACATTCATAGTCATACAACACAGGAAAGTTTTGGCATTTTGGAGAATATTTTATGTCAGTGATTGTAAGAGAAATAACCTTTGAAGAAACTTTGAATCTTGATAAGTCGATCTTCCAAAATGAAAACTGGTACTTAATGTGTTGGGGAATGGGGGACGCAACTGCTGCAACTCTATTCTTGGAGTCAAGGTCTCCTGTTCCATATAAGATTCTGTGCCAAAAGCGAATCTATAATGGAATCAAGTTTATTCTCGATAACTATGTTCCTTCTCCTCATAAGTGTGAGGAGATTGTCATTTATCCAGATGATTTCCAGGTTTATAAAGGATATCCAATTGATCAAGAAGAAGTCTTAATGTCTTGCAATGGATTTTATCCACAAGATCCACAAATCGTGCAGAATGCACATACATATGGCAAGTTGAAAGTTGCTCATATGCCTTTTAAGGATTGGGACCATCTGAACAATATTCATAATACTGGTATTCTTCAGAAGATTTATGAGTATGATCTAAATGCTACAAAGGATATTGAAGAAAAAACTTGTATTCTTTTTCCAGAACGAGGTGATAGTTATCAACTCAATGATTCTTTTTGGGAAAACATTGTATCCAAGATGAAGGAGAAGGGATACAAAGTAATCGTTAATATGACAAAGAAAACAAATGTCTTCAAGAATCAAAAGACATTTGAAGGAACTGAACCACTAGACAAGTATGAACTGCAAGATCTTTTAGATTATGTTGTGAGACATCAGAACCTTATTATTATTGGTCAGTGTTCTGGTATCTTTGATTTGTTTAAGTATCTTAGTTGTTTAAAACTTATGCTCTTTATTGATTATGAAGATCCTAATATGCCAGATCCGACAAGAGCACTTTATGAGTATTGCAAACTTGGCGAAGGACCCTTTACAAAAAATCTTATAGATATTAAGTTATCAAAGTTTGATATTAAACAATTAGATTTGATTGTACCATGAAAACGAAGTTTAATCTTGTAGGAAATACATTTACTCATCTTACGAACGGAAATAAAGGATACTCTGTTCACGGGAAAGAGTCAAAATATATTGAATGGGTCAAGGACGGTAGTGGAGAGGCAACTTTTTATATTGACAGTACTTTAGGACAAGCTGAAATAGACGACATTCCTGGACCAAAATATGGTTGGTTACTTGAGTCCAAATACATCACTCCGCAGATCGTAGATTCTGTGAGGATGTTTCCTGAAAAATATCTTGAAACTTTTGATGCAATCTTTACCCACAATCAAGATCTTCTTGCCATTGATCCAAAGTTTAAGTGGTGTCCTGCTCAAGGATTTTGGATTCAAGATCCAAAAATCTATGATAAAACAAAGATGATTTCTATGATCTCATCTAACAAGACTATGTGTGAAGGTCATAAACTTCGCCTTGAATGGGTAGAAAGACTGTGGGGGCAAGTTGATATGTATGGAAGGGGATTTAAAGAAATCGCAAATAAGGAAGAAGGTCTCTGTGATTATATGTTCTCTGTTGCCATTGAGAATGGACAATATGGAACTTACTTTACGGAAAAACTTCTAGATTGTTTTGCCACGGGCACTATTCCTGTTTATCTGGGTGCTCCTGATATTGGTGATTACTTTAATAAAGATGGAATCATTGATCTTACTGAAGAGTTTGAGGTATCGGATGAAATCTATTATAGTAAGATGGATGCCATAAAAGAAAATCTTGAAAAGGCAAAGGAAATGGAAATTTTAGAAGATTATATCTATGGGAGGTATTTCTCATGAGTATGTTAGGTCCTTATGCTTCTTGGAATAAAGAGACGGGATATGCGGTTTGGGATAATCCCACAGCAGAATACACTGGAATCTTTGAAAGAATTAATGTTCAACCCAAAGGTGTGATTCACGTTGGTCTTTGGGACTTTATCGAATATGGATGCTATACTAAACTTTTTGGTAATAAAGTTGTAGGTGTAGAAGCAAATCCAAACATCTATCAGAATATGGCAAAACCAGTTGCTGATAAATGGGGATTTCAAATCTTTAATGAGTTTGTTTATCGTGAAGATAACTGTGTCAAAAACTTTTACTTTGCTGAGCATGGTTCAAGTTTTTATCAAGGACTTCCTGAATGGAATAAAGTGAACTCAATCAAAGTTAAGACTAAGACTCTTGCAACTGTGATTGAAGAAAATGGCATTGATATGAATGAGTATGACTTCTTGAATATTGATGTTGAGGGTGCAGAACTTGATGTCTTGATTGGATTTGAAAAATATCTTGATCATATCAATGTTGTTGATTTGGAAACAACACTTGATGATAGGCATAAATCTGGCGTATCGCACGAAGAGATTGTGCAATGGTTGGATGAAAGGGGTTTTGAACTTAGGGAAATGTCTTCTTCATATCAAAGAGAAATGTGGGGAGATTCTCTATTTGTTAGGAGAGGTAGAGAACTGCCACCATTCAAAGATGGAAATGTTGGAACCAAACTTTTCGGTGAGGAATATCTAGCAAAAAATTGGGATACATATCCCTTCAATAAATGGAAATGATTAGGAGGAAAAATGAGGATTGAAGTATCTGTTGGTGAAATCGTAGATAAAATGACGATTCTTGAAATCAAAAAAGAAAAGTGTGATAGTGAGGAGAAACTCAAAAACATTGAATATGAACTGAACTATCTCACTCCTATTGTTGAAGAACTGAATGTTCCTCAAAATCTGATTGATTCTCTTAGGGATGTGAATAAAACTATTTGGGATGTTGAGGATAATATTCGTAACTGTGAAAAGAATAAAGTTTTTGATGAAACCTTTATCCAACTTGCAAGGGATGTTTATCATAACAATGATCAGAGATTCTATGTAAAGAACGAGATCAATCAACTCACTAATAGTCAGGTAAAAGAGCAAAAGATCCTTCCCAAATATAACTGATTATGTCTAAGAGAATTGCAGTATCCACTTGGTGTACTGATGATTATGTTGATTTGATCGGAGTTCAAGATCTGGTTAAATCTTTTAAACACTTTCATCCAGACATTGACTTTTTTATTTTTGATTCTAAGATGACAGATGAAGCAAAGGTAACTGATCCTTGGCTTCAACCTGTTTGGATGATGGCACCAACTTGTATACCATTCATTGAAGACTATGATATGGTGGTTCATATTGATGGAGACTCCGTTGTTACTGGACCACTGACTGAGTTATTTGAAAGTGATGAAGATATTATTGGAGTAAGAAACAATAACTCATTGGGTAAAGCAAGTTCCCATCAAGGAATCACGATTGCACATTTACCTCCATTTGGTAATGGTAGTCCTATTCCAGTACAACAGTTTATTAATGCTGGTTTGATTGCTTCAAACAATAAAGAGTTTTGGTGTGACTGGCACAATCTAAACAAAGAAGCATATAGAATCAAGACTGAAGTTGATCCTTATTTTCACGGACTTGGGGATGAACAAGACACTTTGAATCAACTATTTCACTGTGGAAAATATTCGGCAAAGGTTATTGATCTAATGGGAACTGGTCTTTCCTATGGGGTATGTAACACTTGGGGAGATGAAACTCATTGGGATAGTTGGAGAAATTTGTATGTGCAAGATGGTCAGTTATGTCTTGACGATCCTGTAAATGGTGATAGAATGGTAGTTAAAGTACTACATCAAGCTGGTGGATCTTTGGCAGCAGAAGTGAATAAAACCAACGGAGGTCTCCGTAAATGGTTTAGAACTGCTGTAAGCCAAGAGGCACTAGATTACATTGATCAAATCACAAAATAACTATGAGCAACATCAATACTTTAATCCAAGATTTTCTTCAAAACATTACATCAACTGAAGAAGATCTTTTTCCATATCTTGCTAACAGTGGGGAGTTTGTTCCTGGAGAATCTCCTGTTTATTATTCTGGTCCTTTCTGGACTAATGAAGAGATTGGTGTGATTCTTAAGTCTTTTCTTGCAGGTAAGTGGCTTGCTTCAGGTGAGGAAGTGCGTAAGTTTGAAAATACGTTCTCAAAAAAGTTCAACAAAAAACACTCTTTGATGGTCAACTCAGGTAGTTCTGCTAACCTGATTATGATGTCTGCTCTAAAGAAAAGGTTTGGTTGGCAAGATGGCGACGAAATTATTGTTTCTTGCGTGGGGTTTCCAACTACGATCGCACCTATTGTTCAGACTGGTTTAAAACCCGTATTTGTTGACATTGATTTCTCAGATCTCAACTGGGATATTAATGAGATTGAGGATAAGATTACTACTCGTACTCGTGGTATTATTTCTTCTCCTGTTCTTGGAAATCCATATAACCTTGATCAAGTTATTGATATCTGCGAAAGGAATAAAATCTATCTGATCTCGGATAACTGCGATTCTCTTGGTAGTAAGTGGAACGATCAATATCTAACTGATTATTCTATTGCGGCATCTTGTTCTTTCTATCCAGCGCATCATATTTGCACTGGTGAAGGTGGAATGGTTTCTAGTGATGATGAAGAACTTATTAACATTGCTCGCAGTCTTGCTTGGTGGGGTCGTGATTGTTATTGTGTAGGCGCTCAGAATCTTCTCTCTTGTGGCGTTTGTGGTAAGAGATTTGATAAGTGGATTGAAAAATATGATGGCATCATTGACCACAAATATGTCTATAGTGAAATGGGATATAATCTCAAACCGATGGATTTTCAAGGTGCTCTGGGGTCAGTTCAGATTGAAAAGTTTGAAGAGATTCATTACCTCCGCAGATTGAACAAAGTAAAAATTCAAGAACACTTTGAGAAGATTCCTGGAGTTCGTAGTATTAACGAACTTTCTCGGGCAGAGACTAGTTGGTTTGGTGTTCCGATTGTCTGTGATTCTAAAGAAACTAAGAATAAACTGACTCAACATCTTGAATCAAATAAGATTCAAACTAGAAACTATTTTGCTGGTAATATTCTTATGCATCCTGGTTATAGTCACCTTGATTACTACAAGAACTATCCAAATGCTTGTAAGGTTCTTGATCTTGTTTTCTTCGTTGGATGTTCGCCAACTATTACTGATCAAATGATTGAATATATTGGTTCCATTACTTCGACTTTTGAAAAATGAGAGTAGTAGATTACATTATCGATCAAGTTTATAAGGCAGGTGCTCATCACATTTTCACTGTAACTGGTGGTGGTGCGATGTTTTTGAATGATGCGATTGCTTCTCATCCAAGAATTAAAGCAGTTTGTAATCATCACGAACAAGCATCTGCTATGGCAGCAGTTGCTTATGCAAAATATACAGGTAGTGTTGCTGCTGTATGCCCTACCACCGGATGTGGTGGTACTAATACAATCACGGGTCTTCTGGATGCTTGGCAAGACAGTGTTCCTGTGATTTTTATCTCTGGCAATGTGAATCTCAATCAGATTTCTCCGAAAGGAGTTCGTAATCTTGGAGTTCAAGAAGCGAACATTGTTGAGATTGTAAAACCAATCACTAAGTTTTCTAAGATTATTGAGAGTGTTGATGAGGTTGAAAGTGTAGTCCAAGAAGCAATCAAACAAGCAACAACAGGTCGTCCTGGTCCTGTTTGGATTGATGTTCCAATGGATCTTCAAGGAGCGTCAATGAATCTTTTTGATCTTGTTGAAGAAGTTAAGTCTGCAAAAAGACCTTTGATTCTTGCGGGCAATGGCATTAACTGCGCAGGAATCTCTAAGCAGGAGTTTAGGAATTATGTTCATGAGTCCAAGATTCCTGTTGTCACTTCTTTCAATGCAGTTGACTTGATTGAGTCTGATGATGCTTACTTTGTTGGAAGAGTTGGGATCAAAGGAACTAGAGCAGGAAACTTCGCAATGCAAAACTGCGATCTTCTTTTGGTCCTTGGATGTCGTCTCCCAGTTCCTGTTACTGGATATAACTATAGTCAGTTTGCTAGAGGTGCAAAGGTAGTTGTAGTTGATATTGATGCTGATGAGCATTCGAAGAATACTATTAAGATTGATAAGTTTATTCATATGGATCTCAGAGAGTTCTTTGATTCTTATTGTATTTCTTCCGAATCTTCCGAATGGCAAGAAAAATGTTTAGACTGGAGGAAAAGGTGGACAATCACTCCTCCTTATGAATCTGATAAAGATGGTATTAATCTTTATGACTTTATGAGCAAACTGAATCAACACAAACCTGAAGGTAGTGTTGTTATTTCTGATGCTGGATCTGCCTATTATGTTTGTTCTCAAGCAGTTGGTATTAAAGGTGATGATCGCTATGTAACTACAAGTGCCCAAGCAGAAATGGGATTCACAATTCCTGCTTGTATTGGGGCGTCTTTTGCAGGTGCTAAATCTGTAATTGGAGTTACTGGTGATGGTTCTCTTCAAATGAACATTCAAGAACTTCAGACTATCATTCATCATAAACTACCTATCAAACTTTTTGTGTGGAATAATGATGGGTATTTGTCTATTAGAACTACTCAGAAAAAGTTCTTTGAGGGTAGAGAGATTGGAACGGATAGTGATAGTGGTATTTCGTTCCCAGACCTTGCAGATATTTCACATGCATATAAGATCCCTTATATGCGGATTGAAAAGTATCAACAGTTCGATGATGCGATGAAGATGATTTTTAAATTTGATTCTCCAGTGATAGTTGAAGTGATGTGTCAGAAGTGGCAGGAAGTTGTTCCTACTCTTATGGGTAAAAAGAATGAAGATGGTACAGTTACTGCTAAACCATTGGAAGATATGTATCCTTTCTTGTCTAGAGAGGAATTTTATGCTAACATGATTGTAACCCCCCTAGATTGATATGCCAGCTGATAATAAAGATAAAGTAACTATTCTTAAGTTGCAAAAGCAAAAACAAAACAAAGTAAAAACTGTTGGAGTCACCGCATATGATTATCCACAGGCACTTATGGCAGACAATGCTGGAGTAGATTGGATTCTTGTTGGTGATTCCCTAGGGATGACAACCTTGGGGTATTCGACTACTATTCCAGTAACAATGGATGATATGCTTCGTTCAGCAAGAGCAGTATCCCGTGGAGTAAATCGTGCATTTACTGTTGGAGATCTTCCTTATATGTCGTATCAAATCTCTAATGAGGATGCAATCACTAATGCGGGTGCTTTCATTCAAGCAGGAATGGATGCAGTTAAGGTTGAGGGGTGTATGGTTGATCGTGTAAAAGCGATTTGTAGTGCTGGCATTATGGTAATGAGTCATCTTGGATTGACCCCACATACAAGGGCAAAACTTGGTGGTTATAAAGTTCAGGGTAAAACGGCAGATCAAGCAAAAGTTATTCTTGATCAAGCACTGAGACTTCAAGATGCTGGATGCTCATTTCTTCTTCTGGAAGCAATGCCTAGAGAATCTGCTGCTATGATTGCAGAAAATCTTGATATTCCTGTTTATGGTATTGGTGCTGGTGATAAGGTTGATGGACAACTTGTGATTATGCACGATTTAATCGGACTCTTCTGGGAGTTTAAATCTAAGTTTGTCAAACGTTATTGTGAGGCGGGTCAACTTATCCAATCTGCTCTAACTGATTATGTAAATGAAGTTCGTGATTTGAAGTTTCCTGCTGAAGAAAACTTCTATGAAATTAAAGATGAAGAACTTGAAAAGTTGTTAAGTGATTCTAGTTGGAAGTATGAAAAAGGGTAAAATTCTTTTTACTGGCGGCAATGGTTTTATTGGTCGCCAGATTGTTCCTCTTTTAGAGCAGGAGGGATGGGAGATTGTTAGACCAAGATCTCACCAAGTTAGGTTGGAAGTAACCAGTGAAGTTGATTCCTTATTTAAAAACCAGAAATATGATGCTATTATTCATGGTGCAATAATAGGTGGTCGTAGAGAAATTGAAGATGGATCGTCCGTGTTCTATACTAATATGAATATGTTCGAAAATCTTTTTAGGCATATTGATAAGACTACTTTGTTTATTAATCTAGATAGTGGGGCATCTTATGGTCGTCCATCCCCAGTAGAAGAACCATCTCCAGAAAACTTCGGTCAGATTATTCCAGCGGACAAATATGGATTCTCCAAGTATTGTATTGCTAAGAGGGTTTTAGATAATCCGAAAGGTATCAACCTTCGTATCTTTGGGTGTTTTGGTCCTTATGAAGAATCTAGCAGGTTCTTCAATACTAATATTAACAACTATATTAATGGGAAAGATATTCGAATATTCAAAGATAGAAAAATAGATTTCATCTATGCAAATGATTTGTATAAGATTATCAGTTATTTTCTGAGGATAGGAAGTGAAACTCTTGTTCGTGATGTTAACTGTGTATATAATGAAAAATATTATTTGAGTGAAATCGCTGAAATGATTAATAATCTTGATGATCATAAGGTTAATATTATAAAACAGGGAAGTTATGTTGAGTATCCATATTGTGGATCTGCCAATAGTATAACTTGTATTGAATACGATGGATTAGAAAAAGGTATTAGGGACTGTTATGACTACTACAAATAAAACTTGTTTGATTTATCAACCAGTGGGACTGGGTGATGTTTTGTGGCTTCAACGATTAGTTGATGTTATTATTGGGGAAGAATACACTGTATACTATCCTGTTGGTGATGTTTATTATGACTTGATCGTAAAGTATCTGAAAAAAGATAATCTTGTCTGGGTTAGAGAGTCTGATGATTTCCCGCTTAAGCAGTATTATGGAACTGCGAATATTCACCAAACTGAAAATGAACTTTATGTTCCTGCAAGTTTTGCTGACCGATATCTTCCAAAGTGTTCTGTGATGGCAGCAAAATATTATTTCCTTTCTGTTCCCATTTCCGATTATAGAAAGTCTTTTGATATTATCAGAAATAAAGAGAGAGAAAATAAGTTGATTGAAACTTATGGACTTACTGGAGATTATGTAATCGTCAATCGTGCTTTTGGTACTGATCCTGATGACTCGGATAACTTCAATGTTAATACTGACAAAAAAGTTCACTACATGAACCTTCAACAGGATAAATCAAATGGATTTAATGTCTTTGATTGGATAGGTGCATTTGAAAACGCATCAGAAATTCACACTGTTGGTACATCTGTTTGCTATATCATTGACAAGTATTGTCACAATAATGAGATTCATATGTATCAAAGGAGGCATCCAAATCAGGAGCAGACTCATCACAATGAGATAAATCTTGTGTATAGGAACCCTAACTGGATTTACGAAAATGAATAGAGAAAAAAGACCTTGGGGATGGTTTGAAACCATAGAGGAAAGGGAAAGTTATAAACTTAAAAAAATCCATGTAAATCCAAATCAACAGTTTTCTCTTCAGTATCATGATCATAGAGAGGAGCATTGGATAGTTGTTGAAGGTAGTGGATTTATAACTTTAGATAAAATCTCTTTTCCAGTAAATGTTGGTGATAAGTTTAAAATTGAAGTAAAGCAAATACATCGCATGAAAGCAGGTGCTGAGGGTATATTATTCTACGAAGTTCAGATGGGCGATAAGTGTGATGAGTCTGATATTAAAAGACTTGAGGATGATTATGGCAGGACTCTCTGATTTGTGGTATAATAGTTAAAAACCAAGTATTAAAATGAATCGTATTGTTGATTATGTTGATCTAAAAAATAGAATAGTTAAGTGGTTAGGTGACTATGTTATTGAACATAACATCAAAGCATTTGTGGTTGGTGTCTCTGGTGGAATTGACTCCGCAGTTTCTTCAACTCTTGCCGCATCTACGGGTCTTCCGACATATGTTCTAGGAATGCCTATCCACCAAAAAGAGGAACAGGAAACTCTATCTGATGCTCATTTGGAATGGTTACAATCAAACTTTCCAAATGTAATAGCAAACAAGTTTGATCTCGCAAAAGTTTTTGATACTTTTCAGTTTACTATGAGAGAGTTGGGATTTAATGAACTCGCTTTGGCAAATAGTAGATCACGTCTTCGTATGGTAACTCTTTATCAAGTTGCAACTTCCGTTGGTGGTGTTGTTGTGGGTACTGGAAATAAAGTTGAGGATTATGGTGTAGGATTTTACACTAAATATGGTGATGGTGGAGTTGATATTGCTCCCATTGCAGATCTCTACAAAACTGAAGTATGGGAACTTGGCAAGTCGTTAGGAATTGACCAGCGAATTGTTGAGGCAAAACCAACTGATGGTCTTTGGGATGATGGAAGAACTGATGAAGATCAGATTGGTACATCATATGAAATGCTAGAATGGGTAATGGAAAAGGGATTGAACGAGGATCCTTTGTTCTTAACTGAAGAAGAAACTCTTGCGATCAATATCTACCAAAAGTTTCATAAACAAAACAAACATAAAATGGTTGCTATTCCTACATTTAAACTATGAAGATTGGAGTTATCGGAGCAGGCAGACTTGGTATCTGCTTTGCTCTTCTTTTAGAAAAAGCAGGATACGAAGTATTAGTTTCTGATGTTCGTGAAGACTATGTTAATGGTCTGAATGATAGAGTCATCAAAACTAATGAACCACAGGTTTCTGACCTTTTGGATGACGCTGTAAACTTTAAGGCTACTATTGATAATAAAGAGGTTATTCGTGAGTGTGATCTTATCTACACTCTAGTAGCAACTCCTTCATTGCCAGATGGTAGTTATGATGTGAGTGCCGTTTGGCAGGTCATCAATGATATTCAAGAACTAGATGAACCTGTTCGAGGAAAAACATTTGTCGTTGGATGCACTACAAATCCTGGAGATTGTGAAAACTTCCAAAAGCAACTAGACGCTTTAGGTGTAGATGTATTTTACAATCCAGAGTTTATTGCTCAGGGAACAATTGTTAGAGATCTTCAATATGCTGATATGGTTTTGGTTGGAGGGAACTCTGAAAAAACCAAATCTTTAATCAGCGAAATCTATAACAAGATTCAAGTATCAGAACCAAAGATTAACTTTATGTCTTTGACTGCTTCTGAAATTGTAAAACTTGCTATCAACTGCTATCTTACAACTAAGATCAGTTATGCTAATATGGTGGGTGAAGTATTAACCAAGTCTGGTTTGGGGGGAGAGATTGGTTCTGTATTGAGTGCAATCGGCAATGACACTAGAATTGGTAATAAGTTTTTGAAATATGGATATGGATTTGGTGGGCCGTGCTTACCAAGAGACAATCGTTCTTTTGCTGCTTATGCGAAAAAACTTGGATTAGAATATAACCTTGGACTCACAACGGATAACTTTAATAATGAACACGCTAAGTTCTTGAAAGATTATTATATTGAAAAGAATACTAGAGGTCTTCCCTTTGCTTTTCATTATATTACATACAAACCAGGAACAGATATTCTAACTGAAAGTCAACAATATCGTTTGTGTTATGATTTGGTTGGAGAAAACTATAGGGTTTATGTGACTGATTATGATTCTATTGATGTTGAAGTGAGAGATAACTTAGAAAGACTCTATAGTGATAGATTGATTTTTGGTATTCCTAACGAAGAAGTATTTTGGATTGACTTATGATTGGATATAACAGGCTCGGAACAAATGGTCGTTTGGGAAACCAAATGTTTCAGTATGCAGCACTTCGTGGCATTGCTGCAAACAATAATCTAGATTGGTGTATTCCTCCTGAGGATGCACCAACTTATGCTAACTACGGTCTTTTTGATGCATTCAAACTTAAGAATGTAAAGAATGTTGGATTTATTCAGAATGGTCCAACCTTGGATGAACCTGGATTTGAGTTTGATGAAGAACTCTTTAATAACTGTCCGGATAATGTAAACATCGATGGGTATCGTCAGACTGAAAAATACTTTAAACATATTGGAGATTCTATTCGTGAAGATTTTGAGTTTAAAGATGAGATTCACGGAACTTGTAATGAGTTTATGGAACAATTCGGTGGAAACATTGTTTTGCTTCATATTCGTAGGGGTGACAACGTAGGTCGTCCTGATTGGTATCCTATGCCTGTAGTTGATCATTACGAGTACCTTCTTGAAAAACACTTCTCAGATAATCAACCAGTATTAATTTGTTCCGATGATCTTGAATGGGTAAAAGAACAAAAACTATTTCAGGGTGATCGTTTCTACCTTTCTGAAACCCGGATTTATTATCCTAAGCAAGTGCTGAATGGTGCAGGTCAAATGGAAAAGTCTCTTGTTCCATTTTATGATCTTTGCCTAATGTCAATGTGTAGTGATGCTATTATTGCTAATAGTTCTCTATCTTGGTGGGGTGCTTGGTTGCAAAAGAATCCCAATAAGAAAGTGATTGCTCAAAATCCTTGGTTTGGTGAAAGACTATCCTTCAATAACACTAAGGACTTGATTCCAGAATCTTGGATTGTTGAACAGATTCCTGAGGAGAAAATTCAGAGATGATGGACTTAACTTTTCTAATCCCAACTAGAATAGAGACTGAAGATAGATTGAGAAACATTATATCCTCTGTCTCTTATCTTCTAAGGCACATCCCTGCTAAAGTATTGGTCAAGGAAGTCTCTCATCATCCAACTTTTAAGTTTAGGGCAATTCCAGAGATTAGGAAGTATGTTGATACTTCTAATCTGGATTATTTTTTTGAAGAGTCTGATGAACCTTTGTTTTGTAAAGGTAAAGTTCTAAATGATCTGATCGTTGTTTCAAATACTAAAGTTGTAGCAAACTATGATGCGGATTGTATTTTACCAATCTCTTCATATCATCAAGCTTATGAAGCAATCATTAACGATCAAGCAGATGTTGTCTATCCTTATGGTTGTGGAATCTATCAGTGGAGAGCAGAGTATAGTCCAGATATCTATGAAGAGTTTGTTAATACTCTAGACACTTCTATCTTAGATAAGAGAAAAGCAATCTCAAACTCAACAATAGGTTGGACCCAGTTTGTGAATCGCCAAAAATATATTGATTCATTTATGATGAATGAGAACTTTATATCTTGGGGTTGTGAAGACGATGAGTTTTATTATCGTATGAGTGTTTTGGGAAATCGTATTGAAAGAGTTGAGAACTATGTCTATCATCTGGAACATTCAAGAACTCATAACTCTTGGTTTAGCAATCCAAACTTCAATAATAACTATCAACTTTGGAATACTATAAAGACATTTGACAAAGATAAACTGATAGAGTATTATCAACAACAAGACTATCTAAAAAAACGTAGAGAACAATTGGTATGATAGGATTTAATGCATTGGGTAGAATGGGTCGTCTGGCAAATCAGATGTTCCAGTATGCCTCACTAAAAGGTATTGCTAGAAATGTAGGTGCTGATGTTTGCATTCCCAATCACACGGTTGCCGTGGATGATGGGATTGGAAATAAACTTAGAACCGAACTATTTGATTCTTTTGATCTAAATGTAAATATTGGTGTTTTGAATAATGGTCATGCTCCTGTAGTCAAAGAAAGATTTCATGAGTTTGATGAAGAGATCTTTACTCTTTGCCCCGATCATGTAAGTTTGCAAGGATATTTTCAAACTGAAAAATATTTCAAACATATTGAACAAGAGATTCGTGAAGACTTTACATTCAAGAATGAGATTCTTGGACCTTGTAAAGAAATGATTTCTTCTGTAGAAAATCCTATTGCACTTCACGTTCGCCGTACAGATTACCTGGTCAATAGTGAGAATCATTTCAACCTACCTCTTGAGTATTATGAGGCAGCATTGAAACACTTTGATGAAGATAGAAATGTAGTAGTTTTTTCTGATGATCCTGAGTGGTGCAATCAACAAGAACTATTTTCTAATGACAGGTTCTTGATTTCCGAAAATACTGACAATAGAGTTGATCTTTGTCTGATGTCTTTGTGTAATGATTTTATTATTGCCAACTCTTCATTCTCTTGGTGGGGCGCTTGGTTATCTTCCAATAAAAATAAGAAGGTGATTGCTCCTGCCCAATGGTTTGGAAAAACAGGATATACTAAAGATTTAAATACTAAAGATTTGATACCCGATGAATGGATCCGTATTAATGATGGACAAGAATAAATCCGCATATAAACTTGCCAATCTTCCTCCTATTCTTTGGATGAATTTGGATGCTGATGAACACCGTCGTCAGCATATGGAGACTCAGTTTTCTTATTGGCAGATTGAGAATCATACTAGAATTTCTGGTGTTGATGGTAGAGATGGTGATGTAACAGATCTTCTTAAAGGTAAGATACCTGATAACATGAGTATGAATGAGATTGGTTGTTGCCTTTCTCATCTCAAATGTATTAGGTATTTTCTTGAAGAGACTGACTATTCAGAGATTCTAATTCTCGAAGATGATATTTTGTTCGATACTGCTAAGTATTGGCAGTTTTCTTGGTCAGATATGTATGCTAAGTTGCCGTATGACTATGATACGGTACAACTAACGACTATCAATCCAGCGACAATCTATATTAATCTTCATCCTAGATTCATTAATGATTTTTCTGCTGCTGCATATATAATCACCCGACATCATGCGGAAAAGATTTATAAGAATCATATCAAACCAAATGATAAGTATAAACTTGATAATGGAGTTAATCCCAGAGCAGTATCTGAAGATCTGATTTTAAACACTGGAAAATCTTATTGTTTCCCAATCTTCGTATATCGTTTGGATCTTGGATCTGCTATTCATCCTGAACATATTGATATTTTCCATAGGGATAGTTACAATGGTATTGTTAATTTTTGGGAAAGAGACAGTTATGATCTTGAAGGCGGATTAGATCAACTTATGAACTGGCATCCATATGAGTTTGGTTTGCCTCCAGGTTTTGATGCAAATGGACCCATTCCCAGAGCTGAGCAACCACCCTCTTGACAATATTTCAAAATCCCCTTATACTAAATAAGTACTTAAGAATTCAGTTGCAATTCTTAACATTTTTTGTCCTATAGTACATAAAAAACTTTTATGAAAATCAAACAACTGATGCTTGCACCCGTTGCTTTGGGAATGATTGCTCCTGTTGCAGCGAATGCTGCAGACCTTAATATGGCAGCAGTAAATCAATACTCCTCTGAGCAGGCAACAAGTGTAACTCAACTCTCTGATATCCAACCTTCTGATTGGGCATATCAGGCACTTAGCAACCTTGTAGAGCGTTATGGTTGCGTTGCTGGTTACCCTAATGGCACCTACGGTGGTGCTAAATCAATGACTCGTTTTGAGGCGGCAGCACTTCTGAATGCTTGCCTTGACCGTGTAACCGAAGTGACTGATGAACTTCAGCGTCTTTCTACCGAGTTCCGTGAAGAACTTGCTGTTATTCGTGGTCGTGTTGATAAACTGGAAGCCAAGGTTGGTCAACTTGAAGCAACTCAGTTCTCTACCACCACCAAACTGAAAGGTGAAGCAACCTTCGTTCTGGGTGGAGTGGACGATTATCGCACTAAGGCAGGTAGTGGCACCGCTGCTACAACTGATGATGTCACACGAACTGCTTTTAACTATGATGTTCGTCTGAACTTTGATACTTCGTTTACTGGTAAGGATCTACTCCGTACTCGTCTTCGTTCTTCTAACTTCAGTTCTGATCCATTCGGCAGTTCTTCTTCACTCTTCAAACTTGATAAGGCAGATAACTTCTCAAGTACTAATGGTGATAACGTAGTTCTTGATCGTCTGTACTATCAGTTCCCTGCCTTCAACAACACCACTACTCTAACTGCTGGTGCTAAGGTTCGTAACACTGAAATGGCATGGGTTCCTTCTGCTTATAAGTCGGACATTCTTGACTTCTTTGCTGTTGCTGGTGCTCCTGGTGTTTATAACAAGGCAACTGGTGCTGGTTTCGGTGCTATGTGGAAGCAAAAAGGTAAGCAAGGTCTGGTTGCTGGTGTAAACTATGTTGCACAGAACGGTTCGGATTCTTCCAAAGGTGAATTCGACGAATCTGGTGCTCTGAATACTCTGGCACAGATTGGTTATCGTGGTACTAACTACGGTATTGCCTTTGGTTATCGTTATGGCACTGAAGGCACTCGTGTTCGTACCTATAATGGTCTGAATGGTGCTTCTGGTACTCTGGTTCCTGGTCAAACCTCCAATGGTTATGCCATCAATGCTTACTGGCAACCTAAGCAGACAGGTTGGGTTCCTTCAATCTCTGCTGCCTATGGTTGGAATACTGTAAGCGGTACGCAAAGTGATGCTACCAATAGTGATTCATGGTTCACAGGTCTTCAGTGGGCAGATGTATTTGCTAAGGGCAACTCTGCTGGTGTTGCTATTGGTCAAGCTCCTACAGGATCTGATCTTGAAAAGGCAACTATGCTTGAGATCTTCTACAAGTATCAGGTGTCGGATAACATCAGCATCACTCCTGCAATCTTCTATGCTAGTGATAACCAACGTCTGGTTGATGATGCCTCTAACTGGGGTGGTGTGATTCAGACCAAGTTTACGTTCTGATAAGTAACTCATGATATGAGTGAAAGCACCCCAGAAAGGGGTGCTTTTTTATGAAACCAAAACCTTAACCAAACCTTAGTGGACTTTAAGGTTCTGTTTCGGTATTATTACTTGCGAAGTTATTCACTTTTTATGAAACTCAAAAACTTTATTGCTATTGGTCTTCTTGCTGCTCCTACTGCTGTGTTTGCAGGAACGACTTTGAATGGTGCAGGTGCTACCTTCCCTGCACCGATTTATCAACGATGGTTCCAAGATTATGCACGAACTTCTGGGAGTAGGGTTAATTATCAGTCCGTTGGTTCTGGTGCTGGTGTTCGTCAATTCATTGCGGGTACAGTTGACTTCGCAGCAAGTGATGAACCCATCAAAGCATCAGAAGCAAAGCAAGTGAAGCGTGGTGTCGTTCAAATTCCTATGGTGGGTGGAACGATTGCTGTTGCATATAACAAACCTGGATGCTCTCTGAAACTGACTCAGAAGCAAGTGGTTGATATTTTCCAAGGTGAGATTAAGGATTGGAAACAACTCCCTAACTGTGGTAATGGTCCTATTCGGGTTGTTCATCGTTCTGATGGTTCTGGTACTACTTTTGCGTTTACCAACTCTCTAAACGCATTTGATGCTGCTTGGAAGTCTGTTGGTAAGTCTGTTTCTTGGCCAGTTGGTGTTGGTGGTAAAGGTAATGAAGGTGTTGCAGGAACCATTCGTAACACTCCTGGTTCTATTGGTTATGTAAATACTGGATTTGTAAAAGTAAATAAACTCCAGGCTGCTGCAATCAAGAATAAGGCAGGTAATTTTGTTCTCCCTTCTGCCAAGTCTGGCGCTGCTGCTCTGAATTCCATTAAACTGGATACAAATCTTGCTGGGGAAGATCCCAATCCCTCTGGTGCTGGTGCTTATCCTATCTCCACTCTGACTTGGGTTCTTGCATATAAGACTGGTAATGGCACCAAAACTGGTGATATTCAATCAGCACTTAATTACGCTCTGAGTGGAAAGGCACAGATGATTGCTGATGATTTGGGTTATGTTCCTCTTGCTGGAAGTGTTTTGAACAAAGCACGTATTGCTGTAAATCGCATCGGTAAGTAAATCATAACATGGGGTGCTTGACACCCCTTTATTTTTCCTATATAATTGTGTAACAATTCGTAATAAAACGAAAAAATGACTGTAACAACTAATGATCGTGGACAAATGAATATGTGGGCAAAAGAACCTTCGATGTATATGACGAAGGAAGATCTTGAACGTTATGGTATTGAACCCTATGCTGAGAAAGCGGAGAAAATGAATGGACGCTGGGCTATGGTCGGTATTGTTGCTGGGGCTCTTTCTTATGCTCTCACTGGCAACTTCTTTTTCGGAATCCTCTGACATTTGATTGACAATGACTTCAATTATCTTTACAATAACTAGTGTCGCCTTTTTTGTTTTACTGGCACACTCAGTTAATCAACTTTCAGAAACTTATTAATTTATGGCAACCTACAATGTTACTCTCCGTTCTACCGACGGCTCTGAAACCACTATCCAGTGTGATGAGGATACTTACATTCTTGATGCAGCAGAGGAAGCAGAAGTCGAACTTCCGTACTCCTGCCGCGCTGGTGCTTGTTCCTCTTGTGCTGGTAAGGTAATTGAAGGAACCGTCGATAATGAAGATCAGACATTTTTAGACGATGATCAACTTGCAGATGGTTTTATTCTTACCTGTACTGCATATCCCAAGTCAGATTGTGTAATTCTTACTGAACAGGAAGAGAACCTGTGAGTGCGGGAATGCTTGGGCAATTCAATCTTGCCCTCCAAGAACTTGTAGAATCGGGTGCTTGGAATCGAGATGTAGAACTAGAAGTCAAGATCGCAGGCACTCTTAAAAGTGATAAGTTTATCGTTATTAAACCTATCAAAGAAAAAATGATCTGTAACCCAGATCCAGAACTTAAACAACAACACCCCTATCAAGGAGAAAAACAATGAACGAAAGAGCAGAACGTATTAATGGTTGGGCAGCAATGATTGGCATTGTTGCCGCAATGGGTTCGTATGCATTTACGGGCCAAATTATTCCTGGTATTTGGTGAAATGGAGGTTAAAATGCGTAGTGAAGGTTATACTATTCCCGAAGTCCAATTTCAATTTCGTGAGAATGGTGAGTTTGTAAATCGTACAACATCAGAACTCTTCAATGGAAAGCGTGTGGTCATTTTTAGCCTGCCTGGTGCTTTCACTCCTACTTGCAGTGCCTATCAGTTACCTGGATTCGAAGAGAGATACGATGACTTTATTAGTCTTGGCATCGACAATATTTACTGCATCTCTGTTAATGATGGGTTTGTGATGAATGCCTGGGCACAGGACCAGAACATTGAGAAAGTAAAACTCATTCCAGACGGCAATGCTTATTTCACACGTTCTATGGGAATGCTTGTCAATAAGTCTAACCTTGGTTTCGGCGATCGCTCTTGGCGTTATGCTGCGGTCGTGGATAACGGAATCATCGAAAAACTATTCGTTGAAGAGGGGAGACGGGACAATGCCGACACCGACCCTTATGAGCAAACTACTCCGGAAAATGTTCTAGAGTATGTGTCAGCAAATGTAAAGGTGGGTGCCACCGTATAAAACAAAGGCGTCCGAAAGGGCGCTTTTTTTATAAATACATTCAGTGTTTATAAAAGTGTCAGATGACTCTAGATCTTCATAACTTTTTTAAATTTTATGATGATAGTAATTCGAATCATGTAGCAGCAGTTCAATGGTTAGAGGATAACCTACCTGCTCAATTCTTAGATGACTCAGAGACTGACTGGATTGGTATTTTTAGAACAAAACCACCAACTCCAGCAGTACTCGATGTTCCATACTTCAACCAAGTAGATAACTATAGAGACGCACAAAGAACTTGTAACAGTTCATCATGTGCTATGTGCCTTGCTTTCTTTAAGCCAGGAGCTATCAAAGGTGATGACGAATACGTTAAAAAAGTATTTGAGATTGGTGATACGACTGACCATGCTGTGCAGACAAAAGTTTTGGCAGCTTATGGGGTTAAGTCGCATTTTAGTTACAATCTTTCTTTTTCTGATATTGATAAGAGTCTTGATGCTGGGAAACCTGTTGTTATTGGTATCCTTCATCGCGGTTCTTTATCTAATCCTACTGGCGGGCACATGTGTGTAGTCATCGGTAAGACACCGGATGGCAAAGGGTATTTTGTGAACGATCCTTATGGTTCATGTAATGACAACTATACTGGTCCAGTAACAAATGGTAAGAAGACCATTTACACTAAAGCAATGTTGAAGCATCGCTGGTGCCCTGGAGGAAATGATGGATGGGGAAGAATTTTCGATTAATTTCAAAAGAAAGATCTTACAACGTATTAAAGATCTTACAAATCATGGTAAGCATGTAGAAGCAAATCAATTGTATCAAAAGTATTTCGGAGGACAAAATGGCAAGAATTGATCTACACAATTTTTTTAAATTTTACGACGAAAAAAATCCCAATCATGTAAAAGCAGTCCAGTGGTTGGAAGATAATCTTCCAGTTAAATATTTGGAAGATAATATTGATTGGGCAGAAATTTATAGAGGAAAAAAGGGTAATGCGGCACCAGCATCAGCACCATCTGCTGCCGCTCCTGTAGTTGGTGGTGACGATATGCCTATGATGGGACTTAAATTAATCAAAGAGTTTGAAGGATGTCACTTAAAAGCATATCCCGACCCTCTCACTGGTGGACTTCCAATCACAATCGGTTGGGGTTCAACTCGTAAGAAGGATGGTTCAGCATTCCATATGGGTGATACTCTCACTCAAACAGAAGCAGATGAACTTTTGATTGAACAATGTAAGAGAGAGTTTCTTCCTGCACTTCGTAAAATTCCACACTGGAATGAAATGTCTGATGGTAAAAGAGGTGCTCTACTTTCTTTTGCTTATAATCTTGGTGCTGGTTTCTATGGTTCTGGTGATTTTAATACTATCACTAAGAGACTGAAGAATAAAGAATGGGACTTAGTTCCCGATGCTTTATATCTCTACAGAAATCCTGGTTCCAATGTAGAAGCAGGACTTGCTCGTAGAAGAAAAGCAGAAGGTGAATCTTGGAAAAAAGGTTAACCCTATTCACAAAGGAAAATGACTACTAAGAAAAACGAAAATGCTATGGGACAATTAATTCGTATATGTATCTTGGGTTGGTCTGCTGCTCTTCTCACTGCAAGTTATGCGGGTACTCTATCTAAGATGGACCCAACTTTTATCGCTACAGTTTTCACAGCATCTGCTGCTACTTTTGGTATTAATACAATGAAGAAAGGTGGTGATGATGAAGACGATAAAAAAGAAGAACCAAAAAAAGAGGAGTTTGTAGAAACTCCGCCAGAACCACCTGCCCCTGAAGCACCACCAGAAACTCTTGAATCAAGAGTTGAAGCTCTTGAGACTAAGGTAGAAGATGGTGAAGGATTCGTTCAACCCCGCACAGGAGCCTAATGGCAAAATCAGCAAACAAAGGTAAGAAGGGTTCTACAAATAATAAAAAGCAGAACTCTGGTAACGCTACTGCTAAGAAAGCAAAGAACGGTGGTAAGAAAAAGTAATGGAATTCATTGCTTTTATAATAATTGGTTATGTTGAGATTAGTCCTGGCAGTTGTCAGTTGGAATATTTTCGTTACAATGAAATACACTCACTAATTGTACCATGCCAAGAGAATGGAATACTCCAAAAAGGGAGTGTTGGAATGCTCCAATCCATCAAATACTCAAAGCAATAGATAATCACACCCGTCTTTATATGGAGACGGGTGATTTTTGGCATGAAGAACAGGCCCAGATCTTGAGAAAGTATGTAAAAGATTTGAAAGTCTGGATTCATAAACAAGAAGGATGGTGGGATGAATGAAAAAATTCTTCACAGCAATCGGTTTATCTTTAACCTTAACTCTTCCAACAATTGCTTCATCACTTGCACCAAAGCAACCAACGGTAAGACCTTATAGTGCAGAGGCAATGGGTTGTATGATTCTTCTAGAATGTACTGAGGGTGTAGAAAAATTTTCAGTAGATTCTGAATTCTTAAAAAATCCAGACTTTGATCCATTCAGAGAAGAACTAAAAAGAATTATTACTGCTCTTAATGATGTAAATGTTCCCGTTTATGTTGCACCAGAAAGATATTTTACTCCAAGAACAGTAGGATTATATAAACCAAACTACAATCGTTTCTTTGTTAATGAAACTCTTCTTAAAGATCCAAGAGAGTTTTTAGGAACACTGAGACACGAAGGATGGCATGTTGTTCAGGATTGTATGGGTGGTGGATTGCAAACTTCATTTATGGCACAAGTGCATCAGGATAGTGAGATACCTGCTTGGATTATGAAGACTACAAGACTAACATACGAATCAATGATGCAAAGTCGTGCAGTTCCTTGGGAGGCAGATGCAAACTGGGCAGAAGAGCAATCAAATGTAACTGCTGAAAAGTTAGAGATGTGTGCAAAAGGTCCTTTATGGGATCAAATTCGCCCAACACCAATGACTATGGATTGGTTGATTGGTTGTGGATATATGAAACCACAGGAAGGAAAGTATCCATACTATCCAAATAAAAAAGTAGAGTATTGTACAGAAGGTAAGTATTGATGGAATTTCCGTGGGGAGTTGTTATAATATTAGGTTGTGGTCTTATCTTTACTTTATATGTAATTTACTACATACTAAAACTAGCACACGAGGAAATGAAAAATGAAAAACATAGCAATCATTCTATCAACAACAAGTCTTCTCATTAGTGGAGCACTTTGTTATGGTGCTTATGTGACTTATCAGAAAGCACAGAAGATTCTTGATAATCCAGAAGAGTTTGTGGGTAAAGTTGTTGAGAATCAAGTTAATAAAGCATTTGAGAAACTTCCTATTCCCAAACTAAATAACAAAGAATTCAAATTACCATTCTAATGGATAAAGACCCATATATTTACAGAATTAAGTCTGTAGGAAGAGTAGTAGATGGTGATACTATTGATGCGTCAATAGACTTAGGATTTGATATTGCATTGGAAAAAAGAATTCGTCTTGCTGGGGTTGATACTCCGGAAAGTAGAACAACCGACCTCAAAGAGAAGGCAATGGGTCTTGAATCAAAAGAATGGTTGAAGAAAAAACTTGAAGGTGCTAAAGATATTATCATCAAGACAGAACTTCCAGATAGTACAGAGAAGTATGGACGTATTATTGGACATTTGTTTATTAATGGACAAGAAACTTCATTGAATAACCAAATGATTAGCGAAGGTTATGCTCTCGCATATGACGGGGGAACAAAAGATAAAAACTTTGATGTTCTCAAACAAATCAGAAATAAATGATTTACTTTAATATTGTTAGATTGTTTATTATTATTTGGGCAGCACTTATGATTTCTGCTGTAGAATCTGTTGCGATTCGTACAGAAGGACAAGTAGAACTTGATAATGCTAGTAGAGATTCTTATTCTAAAGTTCTTATACTTGCTGTTGGTTCTTTTCTAGGTGATGCTGCTTTCAAACTAAAGAAGAAAAATGAAACTAGCGATTCTTGATTTCTTAATCGTCTTAAGATTATTGACTAATGACGGCATAATGCTTGAGAATAGAAGACCTATTCCCAAGCGACAACCACCAGAAGTTATTCGTTTTGTGAGGAGACCTGCAAAAAGGGGACGTAAAAAATCGTTACAGTTTGGTACTACTTTGTTAAATAGTAAAGATTTGTTTAAGGTGTTACATAATGACACAAGCACCAGCAAAAGATAAAGAAGAAAAAAGGGAAAAAGATAATATTTTTCTCGAAATACTTTATAATCTTTTAGTTCAATTACCAGCAATGGTTGTTGTGTGGATTATTTCTAAATTTACTTCAGATTGAGAACTTAGCAGATAATTTTTTAGCAATTTTTTTAGCAGGGGCAAAGAGAGACTTAAATCTTTCTTTGCCTTCTTTTGTAAACTTATCTTTTATTACATCATCGATAATAATTTTATTATCAATTTCATAGAGAGTATTGATTTCAACTTGGTCACGAATGTATTGTTCTACATTAGTTACTTGTTCTACTAAACGAGTTCCTTCTGCGGAATATTCAAAAACATCTACGTGGCCACCTTCTGCTAGAACGTAATGTAGAACAGGTTTGACTTGTTTGATTTTAATTTTAAATTTATTTTTTGTTGCTTCTTTGATTAATGGTTCTGCTGCATTTTTGAGAGCATTGAGAGCTGTTGTAGATGCTATTGTCGCAGCAGTGGTCACTACTGCGACAGCACCAGCCGTAGCAACAAGAGAAGGGTCAGGTAAATTAATATTGATTCCACCGACAGTAAAGGTTGGGGTAGTTGGTTTGTCTGCTGGTATCTCGGCAACAGTCACTTGATGAGGGGGGGTTTGAGCAACCTGAGGCAGTTGAGGTGGGGAGGTATCGGGCAATCCCCTCTCCTTTGGTTTTTCTTCTTGTTGTTGCTTTTCACGTTCTGCTTTTACGGCAGCATCAAACTCTGCTTGTGTTGGAACATTAATGATTGGATATTTGATTGAAGTATCTGGCATTTCAAATACTGGAAGTGCCATTCCACGAACAACTGGAACCTCTACACTACGAAGTACTGGTGGTTCTATTGTTGAAATAACATTAGGACCATTAATACCAACTTTTGGTATTTGGTTGGCATTGTTCTTTATATTGGCAATTCCGTTGGCATTATTTATTTGCTGTATTGGTTCCATTTTTTCGTTTTCTTTCTTGTGCTGCTAATTGCTTTTCTCTAATTTTTTGTTTAGTTTCTTCACTCATTTTCACTCCATATCTAGAGTTATTTTTACCACTTCTATCTGGTTGATTTGCCCTCAGTTTTTCTAGTGCTTCTTCAGTATGCCCGCCTTCTGTCGGACTTTTCCATTCTCCATTTTCAACTCGTTTTTTCTGTGCATCACTAATTTTTTTCCTCACCTCTGGTCTTTTTGCTGGATTTTTATCTCCAGCAAGTTTTCCTTTTGCTGAAATACTTAATTTTTGTTTTACTTCTGGTGTATGTGCAATATATTGACTTCCTCCACCTATGGTATTGTTGTATCCTTCTTTATATGAGTTGTATTTTTCAATATAAAACGTTTCTCTTTCATCAAGATTGTGGATATTGCATTCTTCCAAAAGTTCTACGGTAAAGTTTTCTTTGCCGTATTTTTGAATTGCTTGTGTTATTGCAGTTTTTTTACTTGGATGCTGATGCTCTTTAAATCTATATTCTATTGAATGTTTTGTTTGCCCAACATATACTTTATTGTTAATTGTATTTGTAATTAAATATATTTTTCCCATATGGTTGGATTTTGAACTTCTACTATTATTTATAAAAAATTGGAAGTTCAAAATCCAACCTATTTTTTAATTTTAGAAACAACCGTACCATTTCCAGTCATTAAGTATCCATTAGGTGATGGACCAACTATATCTGCACATATTTTTCCATAAGGACTTTCTGGATGAAAAAACCCACCATTTCTTATCATTTCTAAACAAAGTTTTGCCCTTACGAGTTCAAAATCTAAACGACTTTTTTCAACTTCACTTTGTTGCCTTTTGATTTCTGTTCGTGCTCTTTCTTTACACAATTCAGTTAAACTTCCATCTAAGGGAAAGTTGAATCCCATACTGATACCTGCATTACCATTATGTGTTTGGAATGCATCTGGGTCAGCACTACCATTCATATTTCCCAATACAAATGGCGATATACTCATTGTTGGACCTTGACAAGATACTCCACCACCATAGGTATTCATAGCATAAGGACCTTGCAATACTTGAACTGCCTGGTTGGTTACATTGCCAGTAGCAGATGCCGAAGGACCTGCAATATTTGTATTACTTGGTGCTTGTTGTGCCCTACCTGATGCAGTTAATAAGAGAATTATTATTGGGTAAATACAGAAACTGAGTTTGTAGTAGATTGTTGTTCTGTAGTTCTGTCTATCCATGTTTCTTTGGCCACTCCAGTGCCTAGTATTGTCTCACTAAACTGGAAGGGAGCACCTTGATCCATAATAGTATAATTTGCTCCTTGTTGTGGAGTGTCAGGAATCTTAATATTAGTTCCAGTCACAGTGTATGATGTGCCAGTTGTATATTCAACTTGCCGAATAGTTTCTACAATCTTTGTAGTTGTTTCTGTTGTTGCATTAATAGTGCCCCTAGTAAAATTGGGAACTACTTGTTCAGCATAAACGGGAGTACAAATGACTCCCGCTGCTAAAAGCAACGCGGGAGTTATATATCTCATTTGAATACGCTCAACTCAATGCTACGTTGTGCGGTTGCTGTAGTACCAGCACCACCAGCAGTTACAGTAGGAACACCCGTAGGTGATAATGTACCAGCGAGAGAACCTTTGTCTCCTGCTAACTGAGTAACACTATCCCCATAAAGGTTGGGAGAAGCAATAACTCCACCACTGACCGACTGAGTGGTGACTGGTGTATCAGCAGCATTGAAAGTTTCTGAGAAACTGAATGCTTGACCTGCTGTATTAACATCATAAGTTCCAGCACCATTTACCCCACCAAAGGAGGTTGATTGGATATTTGTTCCAGAAGCAGAATACGATGCTCCAATTCTTGTTGATTGTACCGCAGCACCCTGAACACTAAGTTGAACAGAATCAGTAATTTTTGATGTGATTTCAGCAGCACTTACAGGAGTAACGAAGAATAACGAAAAGGCTAATAGAAGTCTTTTCATTTTCTTATTGTGATAAACACTATGAGTATTTAGTGTTTATGGTACATTCAATTTGAATAAATAATTGAAAGTATAATAAGAAAAATGTCAGTTGCTGAAATTAGTAATTTGGTGATTTATAAGGGTACTGATTTTTCTGCAACATTTAATCTGTTTAATCCTGATAGTTCTGCTGCTATTCTTTCTGGATTGACTACTTCTTATGCTAAAATTCGTAAACATCCTACATCAACAAATTATCAAGAATTTTCTAAAACAATTGCATCTTCTACTGGCACCATTACTCTTAGTTTGACATCAACTCAAACTGAACAGTTAAGTGAAGGTAGAAATTATTTTGATGTTATATTGACATTATACGAACAAAAAACTCCAGTTCTTAAAGGAACTGCAATGGTCTACGAGAGTGCATCTGTATGACTTATAAAGTTTCTCTTTCTTCCGGAAATAATTACTCTGTAAAAATACCTCAATCCCAAAAATATAAAATAAATTATCAACTCATAACACAACTCATGCCACAATCATTAAACGAACTAACGGATGTTGAATTGAGTGGTAATAATTACGATAAGTATGTTTTATTATATGATTCCATTTCTGGAAAATGGAAGGATGTGAATCCAGATGAGGTGTTGTCCGCAGCAACTACAACTCTTGATGCAAATAGAACAACCTACACTCTTCCAACTGATTTTGAAGATAAGTTGGCTATAGACCTCGATAATAAAATTGATGTTGATGGTGGATTCTTTTAGTCTGCATATTTGATAAATAGTAAAAAACTCTTATATAAGAGTTTCTAGGGTATATACCACTAATGCGAGGATTGAATGGCAGATCCTACTATTAAAATTAAACGGTCCGGAGTTGCGGGAAAAATTCCGACCGTAGATAATTTGCAACTCGGTGAATTAGCTGTTAATACTTTTGATGGAAAATTATATATTGAGAAAGATCAAAGTAGTGTGGGAATAGCAACTACAATTATTGTAGTTAATCCTTGGTCTGTAGGAACAGGAACGAACACCTATAATACTTATTTTAATTCCGGTTTTGTTGGTATAGGAACCACAAATCCAACATCAAAATTATCAGTAGTTGGTGATGGATTATTTACTGGAGTTGTAACAGCATCATCATTTAGTGGTAATGCTTCAAGTGCTACTTATGCTACCATAGCAGGAGTATCTACAAGTGTCATAGGGGGTATTGCATCAGTTACTTCATTAAGTGTAAGTGGTATAAGCACTTTAGATGGTGCTTCTACAACTAATTTAACAGCACAACAATTAAACGTTTCTGGCATAACAACAGTCGGATTTATTACTGCAACAAACCTATATGTTGCTGGTGTTGGTACTATTGCAAGACTGAATAGTACCAATGCCACTTTAACAAATATTAATTCAACTGGTGTCTCAACACTTGGAGTAACTACATTCACTGGAACCGTAAGCTTTGGAACTTCTGCTTACTTCGGTGATGATGATAGGTTATATTTTGGAAACACTCCATCTTTGGATATTTACCATTCATCCGGTCAATCTTACATTAGGGATATTGGTGCTGGTAATTTAAGATTGGAAACTAATGGTGCTGCAGTTGTTATTGCGACCACTGAAGGCGAAACTATGGGTTCGTTCTCAAGGAATGGTACAGTAGAACTCTATCACGACAATGTAAAAGAATTTGAAACCACTGGATATGGTGCAACGGTCTTTGGTGTATTACAGTCTCAAGGTTTCTTATCAACTGGTATTGCAACCATATCAGTCAATAGTTCTTCTGATGCATTAAGAATTAATCAACTTGGTTCTGGTAATGCTCTGGTAGTTGAAGATTCTGCTAATCCCGATGCAACTCCTTTTGTTGTTAGAGGTGATGGTAATATTGGTATTGGAACCACAAATCCAGTTGCATCATTACATTTACAAAATAACACACTACTTATAAGATTTACAGAAACTGATGGTGCAACGAACAATAGAAATTGGAATGTTGGAGTAAATGAACAAGAGTTTTATTGGCAAGCATTAACTGATGCTGGTTCTGGTGG